TTAAATAGGAACATTAATAACAAAATCTTCTCTCGTCACGGTTGTAGCCTTCACCTTCATAAACACCGCGTCTTCTTTTTTTACCAAATCAAGAAGCTCTGCACTCGCCCATCGGTTATCTCTTTGGAACATGTTCATAAGGGCCTTAAATATTACCGGGTATTGTATTGCATTTGTTGTCTGACCTACAAAATCAGATGGAAGTCCGTAGTCCTTGAATTCCGGAATACAGCCTTTCAAAGCCTCCAATATGATTTTTAATGCCTGCTCCATAGATGTACCGAATTTCTTCACCTTCAAATCATCATTCTTAAACTCAAACTCCGTATCTATGTCTTTACCCAACACGTTCTCGCCTACCAGTGTATCTACCACATTATCCACATAATTCACACCGACATTCCGAAGATTGACTGCAAATGTATTGCTTCCTTGTCCTGCCTTATAGTCCTCTTCTATAATGTATTGTGGTGTGGTTATAGAAGTCCAGTCGTCTTCCGGGTCCGTCATTGCAATTTCTTCCGCTACATTCTCAAACGTCTCGCCTGTCCTTAGCTGCTTGTCAAGCTGTAGGGTGTTCTGTCTTCCAAGCGTTGCACTTCTTAACCATCTGTCAGAATTTTTTATTGTCAATATCTTTGTTTCCACTTCCGAAAAGTTGTCTAATATTTCCCACATAGAAATATCGTCCAACTTGTTTTCATGGAGTTGAAACATAGGCTCTACGATATTGATTTGCGCTATCATCTTGTCAAGTTCGTAGAATGACTGTGCGTTTATCTCTCCTCCCTGGTAATAGTCCACTATATAGGGATAATGATTGTTGCAGAAGTCCACATAACTCTGGAAGAACTTCTTTATGTCGTACCCGGTTATATTCTTGAATTTGGCGTATGCCGTTTCCATTACCACGTCCATCCTTCACCCCTTTCTTATAATAATGTTGCTAAAGAAGCCGCCAAATCGTTCACACCTTTCTGTATTGCTGCGGCCGTACAAATTTTAGTGAGTGCTGTTTTTGCTTTCTGTTCTCCTGCTACAGCTTCCAAAGGCGCTATCGCTGTCATTGTAAGCGAATATTCCCAAATCATATTGCGCTGCAAACTCTGATTCAATACCAACCCTGTAGGAGGTACAACTACCAAATAACTCTCACCCAAAGCCATATTATAAAAGTAAAGACGGAATGGCAAGCCGTCCTTATCCACACCGTTACTTTTTGATATGATAGCTTGCAATATCTTCGTGCATCCATATCCATTTTTTACAGATGGGTCAAATGAAGCTGATTTTAAAGAATTCGTACTTTTCCCCGAAACATCGCTTAAACTCCATTTTCCGGCTGACAGACTATAGGCCGCTCCTGCCAAACTTGACGCACCACCGCCAAGCGACAACAACAACTTGAAAGTACGTCCGAAATCTCCTCTTATCGTTATATCCTGCGGTACAAAAGTAGGAGAAGACAACACCGTAACGCCCCCTGCCGTATTCCTTATGTTTTCCCTTTTTGCTTCCGTCTTGCTTATCGCATTCGGGGTAATAGGGAATGTGAAAAAATCTATCGTATTGTTCTTTGAATCTGCCAGTTCAAGCGTACAAAGATACACCTCAAAATCATTAGGAAATTGAGATGCAAGTATAGCTCTTCCGGCTGTCTCTATCAAAGACCCTGCTTTCTGTATTGCTGATTGTGCGACGTTTGCCATAATCTTTTCTTATCGTTTTCAAAAATACAAAATTATTATCAATCCGAAAAAGTTACCGTGCTTTTTATTCCATCAAACTGTAACGGGTTTACTGCCGCTACCGCACCGACCCCGGCACCGAATCCGGCTTTACCTCCATCCATCGCCCCCGAACCTGCAAGCGCTGTTTGCCATGCGTTCTTTAGTGTCATTATCTGGTTCTCCACATTATTCAATAGCTGTATCAAAGTGTTCGCCAGTGTTAGAGGTTCCTTCGCATTGTTTATATTGACTTTCTGTCCGGTCATAAGCTTTATTAGGTTCTGCGTTAACTGAATCATTTCCGCATCATTGTCATATCCCAGCACTACGCCGCTTTCATCCATTGTTATATGGCTTTTCCCGTCGTGGAAATTAACGTCTACAGTGTTGGGGTCGGCCTTTATTACGGTTGTCTTGTCCTGGGTCTTCCACGTAAAATTGGCTCCCTCCATGTTCATAGTGAAACGCCTTATCTCCTTATCCTTTTCTTTCACGTCCTCGACCACGTTAACGACTTCCGCAATGACTTCGTTATATCCGGTTACCTTCACCTTCTTGGAAGCCACTATCTCGGCTTCCCCCGAACTCTGCAATCTTATCTTATGTTTTTCGTTACCTCCTAATGTAACGTTGAAATTTACGGGCTTCTCTATAGAAGTAAGGTTCATGTTCCATTCCTGGTTGCGTGGGTCTATCGTCATAGACATAGTTACTCCTTCCACCTGTTTTTTCATCCGTATAACATCCTCGCTCCATGCCGGAACCTCATCATTCCCTATAAAGGTGCCTATAACTGTAGGCTGATTAAGAAAATCGCTGCTCGCTATCATTACCTGGCATCCCTTCTCACCCGGTTTTTCGGGAAACCATATGTTATTGATAGCCTCGTTGGTAATACGTGCATCATTACGGAATATACCGCCTTCCATCATCACGGCAACTATATTCGTCCTAAATACCGTATCTATATACGCTTCCCTGCCTACATCCGTGGGTATCATTATATACCCCTTCATTATAGGCGGCAAATTGTTACTGCTTATTCTTGGTGCTCCTCCTGCCATTATTCAAGTCCTCCGAAATATTTCCTGTTCAAAAAATAATCAAACTGCTGCTTGTCAACCGTCGGGTTGTCATAGGATGTTATCTGTCCGCTTTCCGCTTCCTTCGCCTTCTGTCTCAAACCGCTTAAATCCACCAACTTAAAATAATCGGGTGTAAATCCGGACGCTGATTTTTCAGAAACCGAATTGTCGTTTCTTTTTACCGCTTCCATCAGATTTCCTTTAAGTATAGGTACATAGAATCCTCTTTCCACCTGTAAAACGGTACGTCTGTCCACCCCATCACGGTTAAATGATATAGTGTTGGTTACGTTCGTCACATAGAAAAACTCGTTCGTACTTTGGTTCAGCACGAAAGTTCCCACCTTTATGCGTCTGTCCCCGTTTATCTCTATCGTTCCGCACCGGGTAAAAGGTACATACATGTTGCTTTCGACAAGATAAATCAAGTCATTCAGCATTGTTGCCTGGTAAGTAGAAAATATCTTCTGGTTTTCCGCTCCGTTCTGTATCATGCGAATACAGTACATGTCCACGAAATCCATTTTCCTGTTACCCCATCGTTCCACATACTCTTCCAGGTACACAATAGGAACAAAAGCCAATCCTGGTTTGTCACGTCCACCTACCTGTGCATTCTGGGCGTGCAACTGGAACCAGGTGTAAACCCGTGGGTCATAGCTCAAATTATACGATATTACATTATCCGGTGTTATCGTAATATAGTTTTCCGACTTGAAAGCGTCTTTTATTGCCTTCTCCGTAAACGGTGGCTGTCTTACAATGACATCAATCGTGTTTATATAGGTGTCAAAGAAAAATTCTGTCAACGGATATTGGCAAATGCGTTCCATGTACTGCATCAGTGTTCCGTTCGGGTTCCCCAGCCCCGTATCTGTCACAATCCTTTCCATTATATCCCCAGACACTTGCAGCTTAACAATCTGCCATATTCCCCTCACCTTCAAGTCCTGCTGTCCCGGAATACTGTATGCCGTTATCCGCTTGTCACCCCATGAAGAAAAAACTTCATCACTACACAATCCGATAGAAGACATTATATTAATAATAAACCAAATACATTCATTTATCGTTTTGTACCCCAAATTCCATACAAATTGATACTCACCACCGAACACATTACGTCCATTCCATACACCACCTGTTTTTCTTAATAACCAGTTCTGTACAGTATCATTGACATTTTCCAAAGGTATGAAATAACTTCCGTCCTCCACAAACATTTTTGTAATATCGCGTCCGCTTATGACGGTACTCTTTGAATTGTCTTCCGAAGAATAGGTTTCCATCACGCTATCTACAAAGCCTATCATGTCCCAAACATTATAGTCCGGACCATTATTGGCAAGCTTGTTCAACGGTACAAACAAATCATTGGCATTTTCGCTGTCCGAACTTCCTTCCAGTCTCAACCGCTCAAACCGGATAAACACTATATCGTTTATCTGTACCACCTTTTCGAGATAGGATTTATAGTCATATCCTTTAGGAGTTACAACCGGGAATATATCATAATATCCTGCACCGTACACGTTCGACATATTAGCGTCCTTAAAGGGTGTTATGTTAATCGAAAACGTGCCATTCTTGAACCCCTTGTCGGTAGAACATGTATTGACAAACTGACTTACATCCACAACCTTGTTTATAGCCTTGCAGTATATCCACACCTTAATGTTTATAGGCTGTACTTTTGTCCTTACTGACATTTCTTCATCCAGTGCAACCACATTGTCCGCTACATATCCTTCCTTATCCTGTAGAAGCTTTGTTAAATTTTCAGACCAATAAGCCGAAAAATCGCGTTGCTTCATGAACATGTCGCTCTTTGACGCTTTTTGTATAAGCAAAGGAGAATCCTTTATAGGAAAAGAAAGAGGGGTATTCGGCTTTATATACGGCAAATTCTTGTTTGAATACTCGTTCTTGTACTTCTCTTTCTCCCAATCGTCATATGTAGCCCAGATAGCATCCAGGTTTGAAATTTTGGAAATCTCGTTTACCACGTCCATAAATTCCGGAACCGACAGTTTCTTTGCTTCCGGTGTATCTGGTCCCAGCCCTTTTTGCCAATCGTCTATAAACGTTTGGGGTTCTACGTTGTACTTATAACTCTGTATGTTAAATATATTTACTTTCATCGTTCTTGCTGTATCACTTTATTTGCTTCCGACACTCCACCAACTCTTTCCCTTGCCCACTCGTCTAAAGCACGTTTAAACCATTGAGAAATAGCTCGTCCGGCATCCACTCCTCCGCTTACTGTACTCATATTGACTAAACCGCTTCCTCCTGTAGCAGATTGCTGAATTATCTTCTCTTTCGGAACCTCCAACTCTATATCAGCAACCTTTTTACCTCTGTCGTTTATTTCACTCACCAAATCTCTAATCTCTTTTAAAATATTGGCGCCTTCCGACATCTGGCGATTCATATCACCTGCCAAAATGGTTTCCCCGGCACCTACAGTCCTCCGTGCTGCGCCCCTGTCATAAGCTTCTGCGGGCGTTTCCTTAATCCTTTGACTTGATTGTCTATACAAGTCAAACAGATTGCTTACAAGCTTGGATGGGTCACTGTCCTTTTGTATCGTAGAATTAATGTCACTCCAGGACAAATTAGGAAATATTTCGGACATTGCCAAGCGTAACTGTTCGGAACCTCCCCCGGTACGTTCTACAACCCTATTCAAGAAATTTTCCATAACTTCGGGGTCTGCCGCTCCTGCACGTATCTTTTCCAGTTCTTCCTGGATTTCCGAATAGGAAGTCTTGTCTGGCATTACTTCCTGGATAGACCGCACAAGCATTGCATTTGTCACCTCATCTTTTGACATCCCCTGTCCGGTAAATGCCTGTTGTACCCTTTCAAGCTGTCTTCCTTGTAATCCGGTTGCCTGGCGTATTCCACTGAACATCGCTGCAAGCTCCTTTGCGTCAAACTCACCACGTTTGGAAAGAATCTGGTCCGACTGTGTAATGAAAGTATCTAAACTTTCCTCCATTGTAGAGGCTATCTGCTCGAACGGAATGCCTAAATTTTTCATTGCCTGCTCGAACTCTCTGATAATCGCAGAAGCCCCTGTACCGGAATCCTGGTCTCCAAACCTCATTGCGCCCTGCAAGCGGTTGACTGCATTAGGAGACAGACCGAACAATCTTTCTGCCGCCATTACAGACTGCGTTTCCCTTACTGCATACGGGTCGTATTCATTGCCACCAACAAAACGTCCTCCTCCTGCACGTATCAATTCGGCACGTCTTCCAAGGTATGAAGCGTAATCCATACCAAGTGATTCGGCTGCATAACTTCCTTCCCTTCCGGCTTGTCTGAACGCTTCCCCGGCTGATACACCCATAACCTGTGCATACGGGATAACACGTCTTTCGCCTTCCGCGTATTTCCCGAAAGTTGCCATCATCTTTTCTGCTGCAAGCTGTGCTGGCAACTCTATGCTTTTTGCTATCGTGTCACCAATTAGAGGAATCCACCTAAAAGCGTCTGCCTGGTTAGCGGCTTGTAACCGTGTATAATTTGCGGCCGTTTCCACGGTTCCTTGGTATTGGGAACGCGCTTCAAATTCCTGCTGCCGGAAATATCTTTCTGACAATACGTTTTTAGCGGTATTGAATGCCGCTAAACCTCCAAGACCGCCCAATATTCCTTTTAATCCTCCTCCGAATATATTTAGTCCTCCTATTCCACCCGTGCTTCCAGTAGGTGGTACAATGCCGCCAGGTGTCCCTGTTCCACCTCCGAAACCCGAACCGGAAACGGCTTTCTGTATTTCTTCTAATATGTTTTCTGCACTGTCTTCTATAACAGATACGGAATTTGCAATAGTTTCCAGGTAACGGGTAATACTGGTTCTTTGGTTTTCCTCACCCGTTCCTTTTTCAAGTCCTCTTAAAGCGGAAATGACATCACGTCCTATATTATCCGTTACCACTCCCAGTCTTGTAATTGCACGTATTATCCCCTCGTCCGAAAACTTGATTTCCGTCTGTCCGTTATCCGTTATTTCCGGTCTTCTCTGTATTCTATCGTCTTCCCTTAATAGAGGTCTGTTCGGTTGTTCTGAAACGACCTCCAAATTCCCCTTTTCCCTTATAGCGGTTGTATTCTCCGTTATTGTCTGGGTATTCTTTTCAATATTTACAACATTCTCGGTTATATTCTCCGTATGCCGTGAGTTGTCCGTTCTGTTTTCGCTGTTATCCTGGAAGTTCTTGGAATTATCAACGTTCGTAACGGATTCGTCTATATTCTCGACGTGTCTGTTTATCTCCCTTAATATTTCCTTCTGCGTTTCCTTTGTTGTCGGTTCTTCTCTTTCTACACCTCTTTCTATAGGGGTAACTCTTTCCCTTTGCGGTTTCCGTGTCAAATCCCAGGTCATAGAACCAGTTTCCTCATCTATGATAGGTTCCACGTCCGGTATGGGTTCCTGGACTTTTCTTCTCCTTCTTCTGGGCGCTGGTCTTTCTTCCGGTTCTTCTATAGGCAAAGGTTCTTCTACATCCGTTTCCATTTCCGGTCTTTGCCCTTTCCGTCTTGGTTCCGGCTGTACGGTTTCCTCTTTTCTTCTTGGCGATACGTTCCATGTAATAGACCCGGTTTCGGGGTCTATGATAGGCTGTTCCGGTCTTGGAAGTTCTTCTGTAGGCGGCTGTCTCCTTATCGGTCTTTCCGGCATAGGAGACGGTTTTTGCATTGTGGTTGCATCAATGGCAGCAGACTGTCTTTTAAGGTCAAGTAACAGTCTTTCCAGCTCATTACGGTCTTCCATCAATGCAAGTTGTTCCCGTAGCTGTGCAATGCTTTTCTCGGCTTCCTGTGCACTCTGCATGGAAGCTTGGTTTATCTCGCGGTACAAAGAAACCGCCTCTTCTCTCAACTGTCTTAGCGGTGTGGTATCGGCCGCTATCCTAATCCTCTTATCCTCTGCCATTATTCCTTATCCTTTTGGCTTTCCTCGTATTCGTCCATCCGCGCCATTTCTTCGCGGAAGGCTTCAATCTGACTTTGCGTTATCTCCTTGGTATCGGTTTCCTGGTCCACCATTTCATCATAGGAATCTTTCAGCCATTCACCGATATTCGGAACGTATTCAACTTTCTTTTCCTCGTCCTCCAAAGCCTGCTTGAACATCCGGTCTTCCTCGAACTCGAAAAGTTGTTGAAAAAAAGAACATTTCTTGTGTTCCTCGGACATGAAAGCAATGTTATGTTTCTTTCTATACCATCTGTCAAGCGGAAACTTGTTATTCCATCTGACTACAAACGTTCTGAAATCTTCCTTTTTATTTCGCTCCATCATACAAAATCAATCAAAAGTGGGGGTATAACCCATAACAGACTATACCCCCACACTCCTCTGAATAACTAAACATTCAAACTATAGTAATTCTCGCTCGAATACTCTTATCGGTTGGGGTTCATCATTTTTTCAACTTCCTTAATAAAAGGCAAAACCTCCTTGTTGTAAATATCCCTTACCTCTACATAGTCCTTGATACCAAGCTGCTTGAAAGAAGTCACCTTCATATCTGCCAGCAAGTCGGGCAACATTACTGTAAGCGTCGCTTCAATGTCTATCATATCCAAAGCGTCAGCCGCAGCCTGCGTTCTGTTTCCCAGCAAGGTATTGTAATATCCACGACCTAAAAACTGCTTCTGAGTTTCAATCTCGTAATACTGTCCTACTGTAGGGAAGGACATTTTGTATTCATGCCCCTTAATCTTAATTATCTTATCCTCCATAATCACAAAATGTTATATACGTTACAAATATACGCTATTAATCGGTTAAATCAAAACTTAACTCTAAAATATTGAGACAATGTAATTAACGCCTGTCTTTCTGCATGTTCTTCTTCTGTCAAATCCACCTTATCAAGTTCAATCAATCGGTTTGTTATCTCGTGGAACAGCTTGTTGTCGGTATACTTCAATGCTATTTTCTTAATAGTTGTAGAATCGTTAAATTCTTCAAGTATCTTACATTCCTTCTTATCTTTAGGGTCTATCACTTCAATTTCCTCAATAGATAGAAAACATCTATATCCTAAAGCCGTCTTTACCAAATCCTTTTTCATAACATTACCCTCCTTCTTTATTTAAAAACATGGTCTATAAAAATCGTATTTCTTGCCCATTCACCTTTATGTTTCACGAACATATATCCTCTAATTATTGCTGTTTCATTCATTTGGCTTGCAAAATCATATGCTGCTTGCTGGTCTTTACCAAATTCCTTGTTGATTGAACCGGAATTATTGTTGACATTGTATCTCAAACATGCCGGGGCTTTCTTTCTATCAGTAATCATAACTTTGTCCTCCCTTCGTTACCAAATCAAATTTCTTGCAATAGCGCAATTAGCGTACTTCTTAACCAATTCCTTTTCCATCTTTTTAAACTTTGCGTTATGCGTTGCATTGCCTTCATTAGCGATACATATCTGGTGTGCTACTTCGTGGCACAAAGCGTAGGCGGAACCGACATTAATTCTATTCAAGTCAATAGAGATTGATTTCGGTTTGTTAGCCACATATGAACAGCAAGCTCCACCCTTTCCAACTTTACAGAACTTCAAGGCAATTGCCTTAATACCTTCACTAACACAAATGAACTTGTACAACTCTTTGAGAACCTTAACATCGTTTTCCATTTTCTTATCTTTTATCTGTTTGACTTCGTTTATCTCTTTCTCACATTGCAAAGATAAGATTATGTTATGACATACGCAAGTGCTTATGTCATTTTAACATATAATTAACATTATATTAATTCTACACTTACTTGTACTTCTTTATCATCTTCGCGTAAGCTATTTATGGAGAGGAACGAACTGAGTGCTATGTCGTCGTGACCGCTTGCTGCCTCCAATTTCCCGTTATCACTTCTAAATGTAATAGAAGAAAATTCACCGAACATCAAGTCAACCGCCTGCCTCGTTTCTCCTATCGCATAGGGGCATTTTATCTGTCCTCTTTCAAACATTGCGGACAAAGAAGGTAGTCCAGTATACAAATCTTTCTTGTTTCCTTCCGTTGTCGTAAATGGTTCTATATTCTTAAGCCCTCTTTCCTTTGCCAGTCCGGACAATATGGACTGGAAACCGTTTGCCTCACACCGTATCTTATTAGGGTGGAAAAGTCGGTCAAGCTGTACAATCTTATCTACCTGTTCGTTATGCGACATACCGCGCTTCCGGTAATAGTACAACAAATAGTAGTTATCCATCGCATCTTTGCCCCATACCGAATACACTGTATAGTCCGCTCCAATATTACCGGAAACCGCAAAGTCCACACCTATATGTACCCTTGTAAGCTTGAAAGGAAAATCGTCTATACTTGACGCAAAACGTATCGTTTCCATTCCTATAACGCTACGCATCAGATATTCATACGGAAATATCGTTGACGTGTCACTGATAGGAACCACCAAGTATTCACGGTTGAACACAATCGTTCCAAGTTCTTCCTTTTTCGCCAATATCTGTTCAAACGTGTATCTGTCCGGTGCCAACGGTCTGCCATCCGGAAACAATATCGGATATTCAAAACAATAGAAACGCTTGTCTGCCTTCAATATCTGGTACAATTCATTCGGTGCAGAAGAATAGGGTGTACCAGTTACAAGGAAATACCCGTATGGTTCCACAATCGGCTCTATTGTACCCTTTAGAAGCTCCTTCAATTTCTCTCTTTGTTCGTCCGAATATAAAGAGCTTTCGTCCGGCATATCGTCACACAAGCAAGCTCCTACGTGCAAACCACGAATCATTGAATCCTTACCGCGTACATGTAACGTACTTCCGGTTTCCGTCTTTATGGCTGTTTCTCCGATTGAAGCCTTGTTATAGGGGTTCAGTTTTTCCTTTATTAAGTCGTTCGCCTCTATCTCTTCCGTCACTTTCGCTATCTGCACCTTTGCCAGTGTAAAAGTATTGGTAATATAGCATGTTTCTTTCCGGTTGGCATTGTCTACCGTGTCTTGTCTATATGCAGTCGGTCTTGTGTAGGACCATAAACGCCACAGAATAAAGGCATAAGACCATTGATAACTGTTATGTACAACCGTCCCATCCTCCAATAAAAACTTATGGTCTCCATCGCACGCAAAACCATAATATTCCCCCTCTCCAATAGGTTCAATCTTCAATGAAGAATAATCAAATTCTGGTGTTCCTTTCCCTATATTCTTGACTTTATATCCCAGAAACAACTTTCTTATATCTTTCTGTTGTCTACATACAGCATCTACTTCTACATCAATGAAATAACCGTTATAATAACAGCAAAGCAAGTGTCCTTCATTCACTTCATAAGTCATTCCTTTGGACTGTCTCACTTTATACATAGGTGCAACACCTTTATGTAATTGCAGCACTGTACGCGGTGTTGAATCAACACCCATCACTTTATCACCAACTTCTATATCTTGAATCTTCTTCAAAGCCCCATCATACATTACAACCAATGTATCAGCACTCATGCACTTGCCACTCGCCCGGGCGCATAAATAACAACTCCACGGGTATAATTGAGTGAGATTTCCCCACTCTATATTACGCCACCCTAACCGGAATTTAGGCAACATGGTTGTTATGAAATAATTGAGGGACAATATTTTAAGCGTATTGTCCATAGAGGCTTTCACGTTATCCACATAGGATAAACTTTCTGAATCCAGCGTCCGACCCAGATACAGCGCCTTTTCCGACTGATGCACCATTTCCCTAAGCATGGTATCAACGTCGTTTCCATATCCTTCCAACAACTGGTTAAGCGCCCTTTCCGGCAGTCTCTCTATGATATTGTCTACCGCATTGTACAGATATGTAAGCTGGTTATTTGTAAGTATTCCTTTTCCGTCACCCGTCAACATAACTGGAAGTCCTCTCTATATCTCCTTTCTTTCTTCTCCACCGTTTCCACGCCTTCACCCCTTAACTTCTTCACGTAGGAAATGAACAACATCGCGTTCGCATCCACATCGTGCTGCGCCCTGTGCGCTTCCACAAGGTCAATCCCGGCAGCCTGGCAACACGTGCCCAGCTTGTAGTCCATCTGTTCCAAAGCCGCCATGTGTGCAAACTGCATCGTGTCTATGTAGTATTTTACGTAATTGTCTATATCGTCGTTCATGTAGGCGAAGAAGTTTTTCAGAAACGGGTTATCGAATCCTACGATATTGTGCCCTACAAGCGTACACATCTGGCGTGGATTCTTGTATTTGGCGAACCATTTCTTGCAAGTGCTGTATATCTCTTTCAATGGCACCGCATTCTCTTCTTGGACTTCTTTTGTTATGCCGTGTACTGCCGTTGCTTCCTCCGAATATCCTGCAAGTCCTTCCTTGTAGTTATACGGGAATATCATTTCTGCACGGTCTATTATTTCCAACTTTTTCATGTCTATACACGACATAGCCATTTCAACCAGGGGGATATCCAGAAAAGCCTGTTTCTCCTTGCTTGGCAGTCCCCCGGTCTCGAAGTCATAGACAATCACGAAATTACTACTTGTTTTCATGTAAATAAATTTTACTCTTCCACTACTGGGTTATTGTCATTTTCCAATACGTTGTACATCTTAATTGTACAATGCTTTTTAGGGGTTACCACAATCTCGTTTCCTCCCAAGTATTCCGGCAAATGTCCCCTCATTATATATGCCTGCACATCGTTACGGGTAAACCGTTTCCCGTTCTGCTTCCGGAAATTGTCATTCATCCAGATAAGCAATCCTTTTGCGTTTACGTCTTCTATTAAAAATTTTCCCATACCTTTTATTTTATCATCAACAATCTTTCAAAATCCTTATCCCTTTCCTCCTCGCTCTTGTACACAACCCATAAATTCTTTATAGGGTTGTCCTTGAATGATGCACTTTCATCTGCCAGCTTGTTTATCACTATAGCCGGGTTTCCGTCCGAATACCAGTCTTTTTCATACGATATAATGAAATACTTCATAAGGGCGTGTTCCCCGTCACTGAACACAAACATTCTGCCTTTTGAACGTTCCTCGTATTCTTTCCATACCTCAACCTCTTTCTGAAATATTTCCGCTTTATCACTATTGGGGTTCTCCAGATAATCCACTATCATTCTGGATACCCTTTTTAGTCCTATAGCGTTAAACACTTCCGCACATCCTATCAATATATCAACATCTTTTTCCATGCTCTTTCTCCAAAAGTTTTTCTATCCTTTCTTCCGGTATCTGATTCTTAAGACTTTTTCTGTCTCCGAAATCGTATATCTGATGGCATTCCATACATGCCAGAACTATGTTTTCCGGGTCACAGCGCAAACCTGGGTGTGCTCCCCGGCTCAATATATGGGAGAAAAAAATAGGCTTCATTTCAAGTCCCAGCCATTTTCCGCAATGGAAACAATAATGCGGATTTTCCTCCCATACTTTAGCAAACACTTCATTAAGCCTGTTTTCCTCTTCCTTCAATGAAGCACGATTCAGTTTCAATTTCTTTCTATTGTCGTAGCATTCCTTACATAACCATCTGTTGCGGTCATATATGAAATGATTCTCCTTGCAAGAAACACACGGTCTAACTTCTTCCTTCACTGTCTTTTTCATGATGCAAATATAATAATATTATCTGATAACATAAACTTTTATTATGTCATTTTTCACAAATCTTATAAAATATACAATCCTTACATCTATTTTTGTCGAATAACCATCCTCCGTACTGGCTGCAAAGTATAAACCCCTTCTCCTTGTTCCAATACTTTTTCCTCAACATCTCCCTGTATCTTTCAGATAAACCCTCTTCCTTCTCCTTAAACGGGCTTATCCATCCTCTTTCTCGCTGATACTTGTTAGCTCTGAATACTTGATATCTTCCTCTCTTGTTCCACTTTTCTATTGCCTTCGGTCCTATCAAATTATAGGGGTCAAACATCATTTCCTTATATCGGCTGTTCTCTATCATTGACCCTTGAAACACCATATATTCCCATAATGCCCTATTAGAGGAAATCCCGGTCTTTTCCCAGAACTTTTCCATGAGTTCTATTTTTGACCGGATTCTTTTTAAATTGGGGGTGTAGTTGAAAAGATATTCTATTATCCTTTCAATGGCTGTTTCAATCCTCTTGTTCTCCCCACAATCTTTTTGCTGTGTCATAATTCTTTTGCATATCATTAACCGCCTTCTTCGCATAAGTCAAAGAATAGGAATGTTCACGTGGATATTTGCCGGACTTCAAGCCTTCGTGATATTCTTTGGCTTTCTCTAACTTGTGCTCGTAATAGTCTATACTTTCCGGCATGGATAGATTATTACCTCCGCTTTCTTGTCCCAATACTTGGCTACTCTTTCATGTTCGACAGCCTTGTCGCTGAACTCAACACTTTTGCCCATATTGTTCCAGGCTTCGTCAATCATTTTTCTATGTCCTCTTTCGCTGTGGTGTCCGACCTTGATAGGTTCTCCCAATGATAGGAAGTCTCTATCTTTATTGGATTTCTCGTAATACTCATTACTCTTTTGCTCTGCCGAAGCTGCCCACATTCTGCGTCTTTCTGCTCTTTGCTTCGCCCATTCCTGGACATTGAACCCGTCTGCACGTACTATCGAATAGTAATAGAATCCATCCTTTTCGTATATCAGATTGAAAACAATACATTCGTTTTCCTTTCCATACTTGGTTGTTACTTCGATAACTTCTCCCTTTTCATACTTTTCTTCGCACTTTGCTAAAAATACATTCGGACAAAACTTGCTGTAAACGTTCATAACTTCAAAATTTTATTTGTTTGACAATCAAAAATTATTAGCCTTAAATTCACCTCTTAACTCTCCGTTTTTGTACATTCTTACAGAAGCAACAACTACTGTACTGGACAAATAACGTCCGACATCATTTCTCAGTTTTTGTTCCAAAGCTATAGCCTTTGCCATTGATTTAGTTCTTTTCTTCAATACCTTATTAAATCCGAAAACTATATCCTTCGTTTCAATCTCAAAGCTATATACATTTGAAAACAACACCTTTTTCAAATCTTCCGTCATTCTTTCTACATTTGATTTCATAACCTTATCTTTTTTATTTGTTTGACTTTTCATTTTTTGGTTCCCTCATCAGAACCACATTGCAAAGATAATATTATGTTATGACATACGCAAGTGCTTATGTATAAAATATGGGTTATTTAACATCATTTAATAGGATAATCTCTTTCTTGCATCCTATAGCAACCCTTATTTCTTCTATTATCTCCTTATAGTTTTCCGGCAAAACATCTCTCTTTATTTGATTATCTTTAATCCATAATGGTTGCGTGTTTCTCCAATTAAAACAAACAAATTGATGCCATCTACTTGTAAGGTCAAATACAGAACATGGTATAATGTGGTCTATCTGCCATTCCGACCCGTAATTATCCCACGTCATACCAGGCAAAAACTGCTTTTCGAGATGTTGTTTAAAAAAATCTATTGAGCAGCCAATTAAATCAAGTGTTTTACCTCTTCTACTATTTCGTCTTACTACCTTAGACACATTGTTTCTTAATGATTTAGTTAATCTATAATAAGGGTCTAATCCAGCCCTATTTCTATCATAATTTTTTCTATACTCTATAAAACTTTCTTGTTGTCTATATACCTTATTATATGCACTTATTCTTTCTTTATATGCGTCAGTCTGCATATACTCTTTTTGTTGTTTTCTCTTACATTCTTTACACGCATAAGCATAACCAAGCGGATTTTTATTTTCCTTGAAAAAGTCTTCTTTCGGCTTTATTTCTCCGCACTTAGAACACTTCAAATACTCCTTTCCTTCTATCACTATAAATTCTCTTGGAGGTCTTTTTACAACATGGTTTTCTTTATAATATTTTTTAGCATATTGTCTTCTATGTTCTCTTTGTTCTTCTGTATATACCCGTTTTGAGTTCCATTCTTTTTGCTTTGCCTTTCCTTTTTCAGAAGCATGGTATCTTTTATAAGCGTCCAGCATTTTCTGATGTCTTACTGGGTCATTCTTTATTGCTTCTCTTTTCTTTTTACCTCGTTCTTTCTCACATTCTTTACAATATAAAGATAAACCATCTTTCCTTCTACTTTCTTTATGAAAATCACTTATAGGCAACTCCTTACCACATTTACTACAAACTTTCGTTCCTTTCTTAAAATCTGCTTCCATATCATTAATCTTTAGTTGTTTATGAATGCAAATATAATAGTACATTATCACACGTTTGTATTAAATTTTCTATTTACGTTATTTTAACAAATTGATGTTTATATTATTTACCAAAATAAAAGGGAGTTACTATGTGTAACTCCCTAAATATCAAGTATTTATAAAAATCAAAATTACAATTCAAGTGTAGATATCGGTAATAAATAGATTCCCGATATATTATAACCGGCAACCCCAGCTTCCTGCAATGAAAAATTTTGATTATTTACAAAACACGGATTCAACATGCACATAGTCTGTCCGGTAGGGTCTACTGCTGTCACCATCTTTGTAGTCGAATCCTGGCTCTGAATTGTCTTGCTGTAAATAGCAATGGCAAAACCAAGCTCGCCCAAAATCAAGGTGTCTACAATAGACTTGACGGAACCAAGACGGTGCATCATACCTTCCATTACTGGCTGCTTGAAGTCAATAAAGAATTGGTCTACCGTCCATGTGCATTGATACTGTACGGCCGGGACCTCCTGGTTAAGGAGTGAACCAAGCCCTTGTACATTCGCACGGGTGATGTTTTCTGCAAATTGCAGATTACGAACAAACCCGGCTACTTGATTATCTATTTTAATATACGCTTTAGGCGCTGTAAAAACTGCCATAATCTTCTAATTTTTAGGGTTTGTTTTATCCACGAATTAAGTAACCTGTAAAGAACAACTTGGTGATTTCGTTATTTACCACAATTTTGTAAGTGGTGAAATAAGCGTCTTCCTTTCTTGTTGTCACTACGTCTTTGAACGACAAAATCAGATTGTCTTGTGCGTCCGTTGCAGTTCTTGACTGCAAGTATGCCACAGTCCAGTCTTTAACCGCTCCTGCTGTCAGTGTATTGGCGTTAACACCGTTTTCCTGTCCCAGCAAATCCAATGTCGCATTTACAATCAATTCCTTATTGATTTGTGCGACGATACGCATAAACTGAATGGAATAGGACTGCCCTTTTGCATTGAACAGATTGGCGTTGTCCTGCAATGTATTCACACCCTGCAAGATATTGAACTTTCCGGTGTAGTCGTTCAATACGGTTGTTAAAATACCGTATTTCAATGCCTTCTTCTTCTCCGATTCAGTCAATGCGTGTTGCAGTCTGTCAACTCCGATTGACTTGAATGTAGGCGGTACATAAGGCGGTTTTCCGCTGATACGTCCCACAATCGCGCACAAGTTATACATTACACCCCACCACCGTATCTTCTGGGCGTCGAACGCAGACACCACGCCTGCCCCACCATGTACAAGCTGCACAAACGAGCTGTCGAACTTCTTCGCCAAATCAATTTCTTTTGAGAAATCGGCTCCCTTGTCATATCCTGCCACATAGAGGAAATGCTGGAATTTGGCCGCACCGTTCATGTGTGTAAGATATGCCTTTGTCGTGGCTGAATAGGCGTTGTCTCCTACCTGGTCCAGAATGACATTACTATAGTCCAAACCTACAATCTGGTCCAGTACAGCGTTAAAGTCGTCCATGTCGAAACTTTCTGTACCTCCTGCCGCCAAAATATAAGGCTTACCATTCAGTGCCGTTGTAATGTCCCCTTCGGTAATCTCACCATTTCCTTCTACATTGGTAGTTGAATCAAGTACGAACGCCAAAGCAAAATTAGAATCATTCTGTGCCCAATCCACAAGTTCTTGCATATTCTTGAATTCCGGTGATTCAAGAACAAGTTCGGGGTCACTGTTTTCCTGCGTGATGTCTCCGTAGGGTAAACCGTCGCTGTATGTTCCGGTATATGTACCTCTCCAGAACTGCAAAATCCACTTGGTAGCGTCTTCACGTCCTGCGATAAAGTTCATACCGTAACCCTTTGTTAATAACTTGTCGTTCAATAACGAACCGTTGGCTACCAAACCTTCGTCCAATGTTTTTACCGCAAACGTGCCTCCTGCTGCCGTCGCAAACGTCATTTTTGCACCTGTAGTTGTTGCTGCACGAACAAATTCAAGTTCGGAAATTCCTACTGCATCGGGGTTTGAAGGGTCCGGTGCAAACAGAGCTTCGGCAACTCTCCACCAAAGACCTCCCTTCATGAAAGCACGAAAATCCGCGATATTGTCGAAAGTATAGATAGCGTTCTGTCCCTGTGCATTCTCGCCATTGATACCAGCACCGCCACCAAATCCGGCTGAATACTTTCCTGTATCAATAATAAGGACTTTTCCATAGTCAAGATTTCGTGCCGGGTTCATTTCCCCACTTACAATAGTGGAGTAGACACCGGGCAATGAAATCTGCCGACCGTTGAAAATAAACGTTGATGCCATATTATTTTTCTTTTATTAGTCCACGAAATTCTGCAAGAACTTCCCTATCAAATCCTTACATTCATATTTTTCGGTATAAAGGTAAACAATTTCCCTCCTTATACCAACTATTTCGTAACAATTTTGTCAATGTCCGATTCTACACCGGGCAATTCATAATCCCTGCTATAATTGTCCGCACCCCATTTTTCGGCTGCTATTCCTGCATCCTCAAATGCAATCTTGTTAAGCAATTCTTCGTTTACCAGTGTTCCTACAATCTGGTCCAAAGTCAAGTCAAGCCTTACAGACTTTATGAAAATAGGAATAGGCAGTACGTTCTGGTTTGTCATTAATTCCGTTATTCTTACCTCTACCAAATCATATTGGGTAGAAAGCCAGTTGTAGGAACCCATTATCAACGCATACAAAACTTCCGACATAATTATACTTTCCAGCATGTTGTCCGACAGACACATTATCTCAAAGTTATGGAAACGGCTGTCTCTTATCTGCCATGCACCGCCATCGTATATCTGTCCGTTCATCTTCCCTATGGAATTGGCTGCTCCTGGGTCTGCACCTGGTTCCCTTATCACATAGGCTGGCAATCCAGTATTGTCTTTCGGGAATTCAAACAGCACCCTTAAATTGCGTGGGTTCGTCATTCCTCTTAAAAACAATTTCTTCGCCTGGTCGTAAAAATCAAAATTCCCTTCCTTCATCCCGTTAAGAAGTCTGTATAGGAAGGTATTCTGTTCGTCTCCCTTATGCAGTCTGTAATCTTCTGGTATATAGTTCAGTATTGAAACTATAAACTGCTTTACTTTTACTATTTCTATCATAGTCCTTTTATTCTTTTTAATGCCTCGTCTATCGCCATTTCGGCAACATATTCTATTTGTGCCTCTTCCAAAGCCCTATCCATTAATTTTTTGGCTGTTATACCACCATTAAACCAACTTGTAGGGTCTGACTTGTCGCTAACTCTTCTGAATGTCATATACTGACCTCTCTTTTCCTGGTCCGAACTTCGAGCCTCAACCCTTACAAGACCTTCATATTTTGCCGACTTGTGCATGTATTCCGGTACGTTCATTCCGGGTATGTTTATTTCCTTCCGGCTTCCCTTTACCTGTTGGCTTATCGGCAAGTCTGCAAGCTTCAATGGTTGCCCTCCTGCATTACGTGCCATATCGTACACATCTTTAGACATAACGGAGCTAAATATTCCGGATTCCGCTATTGCTCCGGGTGTGGCGTGTCTGAACGGTATTGTAAGATACCATCCCAAACCGTCCTTCTTTATCTTCGCCTTGTCCGAACGCTGGAATCCTATCTTCTCGTCAAACGGTGTCGCACCCTCTTCCAGCATCATAGGAAGAGGACCTGCCGCCCTTGCAGACAATACAAATTCTACAGATGTGGCAGAAGTCCGGTCTACCTGCATAGCAGACCGATATACCCCCCGTGTCTGGTGCAGTTCGGAATCCACAAGTGCATTCCATCTTCGCATATATTCCTTTACTACATCGTCAACAAGACGTGTTCCAAGGAATTCTGCTTCTTGTGGTGTCAACGCGAATTCCGCAACCGTTTCCGATATGTCAACATATAGAGGCAGCATTTTTACTCTTCTGTTATATACCTAATATCACACCCGAACTTTGCAAACAATATCTCTATAAAATCGCTGTCCGTTCCCGACAGACTTTTCCGGCTCAGTGTTACTACCGTTCCTATCTTATAGGATATCACGTCGTCCAACAACTTGTTGAACCCTTTTCTTTGCGCCAATGTAACGTTAAACGTCACATCCTTATATACATCTTTGGCGTGCAGTCCGTTTTCCCTGCAATACCTTTCCAATGCTTCTATATGCTTGTTAAGGTTATGTTTATTCATAACCCTTGCATATATTACATTCTTTCTTTGTCCTTTAGACGCAATCGCATATACCGATTCATCGTCGTAATCTATCCATTGTGTAGCGGAATTATGGGTCTTTATCCTTCCTTCCTTTACATAATTGGATAATGTTGCCCGGCTTATACCAAGGACTTCCAAAACTTTCTTTGCTCTCACAATACAAAATATTTAAATTTGTACAAATCTAAACACTTTTCATCAAAAAAGCAAATTTTTACACATCTTCATTATATATCACACCGCTACCATCAAAATTCGGCTTCTCTATCGCTATAAGATGGCTCCTTCTTACAATAGCCTGGACCGGAAGCTCTATCTTATTCAGTTGTCCGCTTTTCTTGTCAGTGGCCCATGAAGCGCGTATCTCATGCGGCAAATCTATAACATGATATTCCGGATTATGTTTGTAATATACCGACACAAAACCATTTTCGGGCAAAGCGTCTATCTCCATATCCAATATAATACAATAAGGGTTAACGTCGCTTACATGTCCTTTATCCGTCTTTACAAGGGGTTTGTTTGAAGCCTCAAACAGATACATCGCCAATACTTGTACTGGCTTATATGTAGTGAACACAAACGGCTGTCCCATATCGTCATACCTTATAGGAAGATTTTCAGAAAAATAGGATATCTCATTTCTAAAAGATATTCTATCATAATAGGAAAGATTTGCTTTGTCTATGTCCCTCACCGTTACCGCCATTGTACCTAAAAGTTCTTGGCTCCATGATTTATATTTATCGGTAAAGTTAATCCCTGTTATCAACGCCTTTGTGTGTATGGCATTAACATAGAAATATCCTGTACCGAAACAGTTCTGACAATCCGGCAATGCAGATTCTTTTCCATGACACGGACAACGCAAAGCACGCATTATCTCCACGTCGTAGCCTTTAGCTTGTATCGCCTTGTCAAACTCCGATTTAAAAAATTCCGGTCTAAAATTACTAAATCCGGAAGACGGGGATTGTAATATGTTTCTTGTCTCTGGCATTTTATTTCTTTATTAAAAATTCAACTTTGTTTTTCAATAATTCATCTGTATATTCATCTTTATAAATCCATATATACCCACCTGCTGACAACCTTCTATGATTTAAACAATATGTTATTGGAGATAAACTGCTAAACATACAAAGCAAATCTTTTCTTCTTCCCCATTCTTTTATAAATTCACCTTCTTTAGAAAATTGTAATATAGGCGATAAAGATTTTCTTTTTCTTATATGTTTTTGCATTTCTATAATTCTATTCACCTCTTCATTTGAATAATTATTTTTTCTTATCCAAATAAATCCGTATGCCTTTCTGCATTTACCACATAAGCAATCCAAAATACCGCTTCCATTCACATTCAACTCTTCGCCTATTTTTTTATATCCGACAAACCATTCTTTTATAAAATTCCCTTTTAAATCTAACTGAATAATAGAACCTTCTTTTTCTATCTTCGTATTACTTATTTTTAATTTAGATTCCTTAGAATGATGTTTGCCTTTCATAAAATGCAAATGAGTTTTTCTATATTCGTCCAAACTTTTCTTTGCAATTTCTTTTAATCTCAAAGAATTTCTAAAACCTTCTTTTCCACCACTTTGTTCATTTAACAAATCAAAACCCCAACTTTTATATAAAGATATATAATATTTTTCTAAAAAATCAGCTTCCGAAGAAAAACATTCATCTAAAATAAACATGCTTAAAGATTCTCCTTTATCTTGTAAATCTTTAACCCATTTTACCTTTCTTTCCGGCTCATTACAATTTAAACTTTTATGCTCAGAAAACCTTCTTTTTAAATTAACCGTTTGTCCGATATATCTAATATCTGATTCTCCACCAACTAAAGCATATATATAAACCGTTCTTTCCATAATATTAAAATACAGCAAATTTTACTTCATCGTACACCAGCTTCAATCTTCCTACAGTCTCTTTTATTTCCTTCTGATATTGAAGCAAACGTGCGGAATATCCGGCAGACGTTGCGGAGGCTGTAGTGCTTATACTTTGACTTAACCCGTCTATGCTTAGAGATTGCCCAGCAACACCAGCAATACCAAGAATCAAATCCCCGGCAATTGAAGCTGGTCCAAAAGTTGCAAGTTTTCCTAACAGATTAATCAAGTCCATAGGCATTTGGTCCACATCCCATCCGGTTATGTACTGTACCCTCCAATAATCCGGTATATACTGGAAACGCTGCATACCTATCTGTGACGTTATGCCTGTCAATATTATTTCCGCATTTCCTTGTGTCGTGGAAGACCCTGTAGGAACAACACTCAGCCTTCTTTTCCCTTGTCCCATACCACTGTCATACTCGCATGACAGCCATCCTTGGGGGTATATAATCTGCTCTATCTTATTGAGCATCCCAATCATGCTTAACGGCTCCCTTACCGGATATGACGGGAACAATATAGGGAATTGCTGCCAATAGTCCTTTTGGTAATAAGTCAAAGACTGGTCGATTAACTGCTTGACAAACTTCAAATTGAACCAATTCTCAACCTCTCTTTGTGCTGATTCTATATAGGAGCGCATGGATTCGTCCGTAAATGATGCTCCCTGCCCTCCATCAATGGTTATTCCGTATAAGTATGTCTGCCATATATCGGCTACAGACAACACAAGTCCGGAATTTTTCTTGTATTTTATCGTAAACGTCAATCGACCCATCTTTGTAAAGTATTTTTATTTAGACAAAATCATATCTATAATTTCCTCTTTCTTTTTGCCTTTAAGGTCTTCTTCTTTAAAAGAGCCTCCGTCTTCTGTCATTGCAAGTTCTTTCAATTCGTCAACCTTCATTTTCTTAAGAGCCGTCTTTACCTCATCGTCCTCTTCTTCCTTGATAGAAACTTCCTGCTTTGTTTCCAGTTCGGGGACTACTGCCTGCGTCTCCTTGTTTCCTGCCTTCAAGTCCTCGACGCATTTCTTCCATACTTCAATTTCCTTTTCTTTCTTGGAAATTTCAACCTTCTGCGCCTCGACGATATTCTTAAGACGTTTTATTTCCTCTTCATATTCCTTGTTCCCTTCTTTCACTTCCGAACGAAGTTTTTCTTCAAGGCGTGTTTTGAATTCCGGTTCCTCACCTTCCTTGTAAATATCGGGAAGTTTACGACTTACTATTTCTTGATAGAGTTCTTCCGATACTTCCGCTCTACCGTTAACAAACTGTACCGGACCACCATTAAGTACAATTCTATGGTTGTTATACACCCGACTTTTTAAAATCACTTTTTCCATAATACGAACTTTTTAAACAAAAAGGGAAGGAGTTCAATTACTCCCTCCCTTTCACTTTTCACTTCTTAAACCTATAAATTTATATCAAGCTAATTACAAGCCTTCTTCACCAATGTTAACAATACGTACAATCTTTGCAGGCTGATACAGTACCGGGGTACCGTAGTTCAGAATTGCAAAGCGCTTGCTTGGAGATGTAACAGCGAAGTCCATCTTCATAGTATCAGCAAACTGCAAGTATTCGTTAATCTGACTGTCATTGTAATATACCAAAGCAGACTTGGTACCTGCAATGATACGGTTGCGGTCACATACACAATTTGCAGCGGCACCGTCATAACCTGTTGCCATCTGTGAAGCCGGAACCTCAAAGATAGGATAGTATTCAGTGTTTGCATTCAGAACCGCATTCTTCTTGGTACGGTATACCACGAAGCAAGTAGCCGGATATGCACCACCCACACCAGCAGTAAAGCCAAATTCTACTGATTCAGAAGCAGCTACAGCCCGGGCACCAGCAGATGTGATATTCAGAGGTGCAGATTCACCATAACGATTCTTTGCTGTTACCAAGTAGCCATAAGAACCTGCATGCTGTCCGAAGTTGGTCTTTGTGTCTGCGACTTTTGCTGTAATTGCTGTTCCCTTTGTCGGTGTAACCGGGGCTTTAGCACTTGTGGCGCCCTTGCCTACCATAATAGGCTTGCGTTCGTCGAAGAAACGGTCATTCTTGATGTTAATCTTACCGAACTGAGTTGTAACGTCGTTTACAGACTGTCCCATTGTTGCACCAGTTACAGAGGCAGCAAGACCTACAATAACTCGCTTGCTTTCGTGGAACATCTTAACGTAGTTGTTGAACACAATCGGGTTAGAAATGATGCGGTCGATATAACCGTTATAAACGTTCACTACAACGTTTGCAGCGTCTTGAATCAGACTGTCATTCAACACAGAACCTTGTGCGTCGATAACTGCCGGACTGTTGAAATAACCGTCTAACAGTTGTTCAGAAGTCTTACCTTCTGCCGTGCCACCGTCCATTTCGTTGATACCCAACATGTGTTGACGGAAAACACCGTCGAACTGCTCGGCTACACAAGAAGAATCAGCGTCAACAAGACGTGTGTCGATAATGGTACTCAGAAGGATAGTCTTATTCTCGACTTCTTTCTGATACATGTCCATATTGCCAGCCAATTTAACCAACATTCCCGGATGTGTAACCTGTCCGGAAACACCCATGAACTTGGTTACAATTGATTTACGTCTGTATTGAGAATCGGTTTCCTGCGGAGTTTCACCTTCTGCATTGAAAATACCAACTTCCTCACCATACTTGTACAACTGGTTGTACTGGTGTACAGTGTTGTCAATCTTATGTTTAGGCATTTCCATGTAATAAACCAACTGGTTCATACGGTTGCCCAGAATCTTCAAGACTGAATCCAAGGATTCAACTTTCAAACCACCACCATTGTTGATTTCGTTGTTATACTGCATTCCGGTCTTAAGACCTGCTTCCATCGCTTTCAAGATTTCTGCCGAATCCATGCCGCCCAGTACATCGCCAGTACCGTTTTGATTGCTATAATTATACAAATCCATATTCTTTTTATTTAATAGAGTTTATTTCACGAATTTTACACCATTCTTTTCGTACATGTAACGTGCAAGATTTTCACCCACTGTTTCAGCGTCCGGATTAATAAGGTATGCAAGTGCATCACTTTCCAGTGACTTAGCGATATCTTCCGGTGCTTCTTCCAAAGACTTTTCAATAAGCTTTACGGCCATAGGTCTGTCTTTCACTACATTAACTTCGTATTTACCTGCTTCGTCCTTTCTTTCCTCGAAAGATTTCTGAATAGCTGTCATATTGTTAAGTCCTTCTGAACGGAACATAGGAGTAACGCCAGACATTTTGTCCAATTTGTCGTTAATACCATCCACTGTTTCCTGGAACTTGTCAATAGACTTTTGGAAATTCTCCATCAAAGGTGCAAATACAGAACCCAATGATTTCATGATGTCTTCCTTGTCGGATTTCTCCACTTTTTCGTCTTCTGCATTCTTATCCTTAGCAGTATTCTTTTCGTCTTCCTTCACCTTTTCTTCGTCCTTTACGGCTTCCTTTTCCAACTTGTTGATATCCTTTTCCTCTTTGGTTTCGGATTCATGGTCTCCTGCTGCTGCTCCGTTTTCAGACTTTTCGATTTTCACGTTCGCCATAATGTACTCGTCAGAAAATCCCATAGACTTCATCAGAGATACGATAGGGTCGTTCAAATATTTTTCGTCCATCTTTATTAAACTTTTAATTGTGTACAAACTTATTTATTAACGGTTCTCAAATAGTCCTTTATAACGTTCAATCCTACATTACCGTTCAGATAATAATTATAAAGCTCTTGAAATCTTTCGTCTCTTTCCACTATGATAGGGTTAATGGTAACGTTGAAAGATTTGTCTATTTTTATATTATATCCGTCCTTCTGTAGCTCTACAAGAACGTTATTAGAACCGTTGTTAATTTCTTCTTTATTGTCCTCTACGAAATCTACTGTCTGCACGCCCTTTACTATATCGGCAAACGAATTTGCATTTACGGGCGTCATTGTCATTGCTACGTTTGTTATGAGCGCTTTTGTCACCTTTTTAGGATTGTTCTTGTCTCTTTCAAGTGCTCTTCCTTCAACGGAGAAACCCGGCTTCCGGTCTGTACCGCTTGCAAGCATTTCCAGTGCCTTGTCATAAAACGCTCTTGCTTCCGGTGATTTCTTCCATAACTGGCAACGCACGTAGAACTTGTTATTCTTTACATATGCGTCTAATGGATGTCCTATCCAGAACCTTGATTTATTGATAGGACTTCTTGACGGCAAATGGTCCAAATTAATAAGACCGTGTTTTAAAAAGCGGTCTATTACAAATCCGTTGGGATTCATAGATTCATCCTCCGAATCTATGGAAGAATCGGATGCCAAACCTTCAAAAATCATTTTTTCGTATCTTCTATCATCCCCTACCGGGTAATCCATAGGATTGAAATCTGATTTTTCAAAGTTTGCTTCTGTGAAAAAATTAAATTTTGAATCTACTTCAAACATCTTTTAATAATCTGTGACACAACGAATTAAAATAAACGCTTTTATGTAAATATCTTATAATCAGCATTTTATGCCGAATAAAATTTATTTACGTATTTACCGATTCAAAAATATGAATTATTATGCAAATAGCCAAACTTTATGCAAAAATTATTCATCCTTACTTTTTAGGTAGTTATCTACGAACTTATCAGAAGGCTTAGTGTAATTCTTTTTACCTTCCGGTACCGGGTACGCCCATTCATAGAAATACTTCTTTCTGTCTCCTTCTCCCAGTTCTCCAATTACCGTAAAGCCCTTTGCCCTTCCGTTACTTCTTTCTTGTACAATCTTCTCGAACTCTTCTGGTGGTGTGGTTGAATTTTCCTGCTTGAATATATGGTTGTTCAATTCTTCCATCACCCTGTCCCTTCTCTCCTTCTTGCTTTCTTTTTCTTTCGCCTCTTTCTCCTTTTGTTCTTGTATCTTCTTCTCTCTTTCCTCAACCATCTTTTTATATACACCGCTTTTGTGTAAACTTTGGTCGAACATATTATTTACAATATCTCCCAATATCCCAAACTCCGATTCTTCTATTCCAATACTGTTAACAACATCTTCAATAAACTTTGTATGCTTGGAAGGTATATACCTTTCATTATAATATCTCTCCAATAGGGTTTCATCCTCCAGCATCTTCTTTAACTTCTCATTCTTGTGGACTTCCCCATTTATCCTTTCAGCGTCTTTAATGATATTCTGAATATCCTTGGAAGTGAACCCGTATGCCGTATCTATATCAACACTAAACCCGTCGTTTAAATCGTAGAGCTGGATATCTATACCTCCCTTATCGTTTGCATTCGCTTTGGTATGATTGGAAACACGTATCTCATAGCTTCCTTTCCCTGTCTCAAATTTAAAATAGCTGCTCGCAGTTGTTTTCGCCTTATTGTAATCGTAGTCTATATTATTCTTGTTCAGCCATGCTTTTAACCCCTTGGTAACTGCTGCCGGGTTCGTTCCGGTCTTCTCTATGGACTTGTCACCGCTTCTGTTAATGACCTGGTTTGTCGATTCTCTTTCCTTCTCGGTGTATATGTATCGAAAACCGCCTTTTCCGTCCGGCTCCTTCCGTACATACTTGTGCGACACTGCCTTTTCCAGCTTATCACACAACATGCTTTTCAATATATCTCTTTTCATACTCTTTCCTTAATAAAAAAGAAGGGGTGATTACACCCCTCCCCAACAATTAATGTAATTGTAAACGATACTTCGTCTGTTTGAGTGTTGCCATAAAATCTTCCACCCACGACTTTTCCCCGGCATATTCGGGGTTATTGTCAAGCTTGGAATAGAATTCCCTTGTGCGGTCTATAATAAGGTCAACCAATTCTATAGGGTCATTGACCTCTATTTCTTCACCGTTTATCTCCCCGTCCTTGAAACGGCCGAAACCGCTTTGTCCGGCTTCCATTATCTTATCTTCATAGTCGGAAAGCTCCTCTAACAAATCGTCCAGATACTTGTGCTTGGCATTGTCTTCCTCTTTCCAATGCACATTTTTTGAACGCGTCTTAACGCCTTCCAGGAAATTAGCGAAATCGGCAAATACGGCATACATACCGTCCTCCTTCTTTGCCTTTTCCAGTACATCGGCTTTCACTTTCCCCTCTTGAATCATTTCGGAAATAACACTTTTGAATATCATCGCGTCTTCCACAGAAGAAAACTTCATAGAAACCGTCAGTCCATCTTCCGACTTCTCTATTTCCTCGCTGTTCGCTTCTTCGTTCGTAGTTTCCGTTTCCTCGTTCTTTGCTATTCCGTCACCTTCCGGGCCTTTTGGCTTGTCGTCCAAATCTTCCTTGCAAATAGCATTCGCATCGTTACAGTCCATCGTCTTTTCAACTTCCTTACTTTTCCATTCTTCCGGCAATTCGCTTTCAAGACCCAGCTCTTTAGCGCGTTTCTTAATCCATGCCTGCACCTTTTCTTTCGGCATATCAGAAGCACCGGACAACTTGATAGCGTCCTTCAAATCCTGGCTGTTTCTGATAGGATATTTCCCATTCGGCATTGCCTCTCCTTTCTTTGCCAGGTCTTTTCTTTCACTGTGTGAAAAATCGGTCTTGTTGTTCGCTTTCCGTATCTCCTTAGGGTATTTCTCGCACACGGACTTTACCACGTCTTCCGTCACCTTCTTTTCCTGGAAAGCCTTCATCACGATTTCTACCGGGCTGGGTTGCACTTCCAGTCCCAAAATCTTCTTGATATTGTCTTTCATGTCAAAGATGAAGTCGTAGTCTTCCAGTTCGGTATCCGGGTCAATCCACATACTGCCGATTTCTTCCTCACCGTCAACCACCACGAAAGCCGGGGATTCATCATCAACGTGCCCCATAAAATAATGAATTTCCGCATTCTTCGTTTTGGCTACACCGACCTCCATAAGAGTATCTTCCGGAACGTCTATTCCGGTCTCCTCGAAAAGTTCTCTTTGTGCGGCTGTACGGAAATCTTCTCCCTCGTCCACATGTCCCCCCGGTATGCACCAATCGGGCGTATAGTTCATGTGTTCCCCTGCTCTCTGTAAGATAAGCAACTTACCGCCTCTGAACAAAAGCACGTCCGCATACTTGACTACCCCGGTCTTTGCCTTCATGATATCATCGTATGCGCTTTTGGAAAGCTTCTTACTTTTCCATGCTTTCTTTGCTACATGAACTGCATATACATCCGCAATGGCTTCCGCTATATCTTCGTCTTTCTGGAATGCGGCAATGGCCTTGAAAACCTTGTCCCTGTCTTTCTGCAATTGTGCAACCCGTGAAGTATGTTCCTTCAAGAACTCGTTGTATTTCTCTTCCGAAATCTCTCTTTCGTCCTTGTCAAGCAGGGAGAAGCTTTTCAATACCTGGCTTCTTTCGGCAAATTCGTTTGCAAGCTCTTCTGTTCTTGCTTCTATCTTTTCGGAGCGTCTCAGCAACTCCCTGTATTCAGACACCTTTTGTTCTGCTGTCTGTAAATGAAATAATTTCTTTAAATTCATAGCTACAAATTTTTTGCTAAAATACGAAATTTGCACAATCTATCCAAAAATACAGACATTATCAATATAATAGGAAGTGTTTTTCTTCAATTCGGGCTTATAAAAATACCTGTTAAGTGTCTCCACCTTTTCTATCCGGTCAATCCTACCCCTCTTGTTCCCATACAGAACAATTCTGTCGGAAATGTTCAATTCCTTTACTTTTACCGGAACAAGATAGTTCTTTCCATACGTCCATACCATCTGTTCACCAGACACTCTGTTAAGCACACCTTCCTTACCAGCGATAAAATAAATGTTGTACACTGATTCGCGTGGCTTCATTTCGCGTACATGCAGACCGTTTGCAAGCGTATAGGAATGTCTTGTCTTTACGGCTTCATTAATCCTTATATCCTTTAGGAATTTCTCGCCTTCAAGCGTCCTTATTTCCACAAACCCGGTATTAAACCCTCCTTCCATCATATCAATGCTCCGTTTTCAAAAACAAACCTTTTTTAGTTATAAGCGCGTATTCGGGACCAGCCTCTATGTTATACAGTTTCCCTTCATATAATGATAATCCTCTTTCCTTTATCTTTACCGTTCTCACACCCATATGCATATATTCCGGATTATCATTATAGAATTTTATGTATTCCTCTACATCTCCTTGTTCTATCTCCTTATCAGCACCCCTTCGACTGCTTCCGCTATTTATTCCAAAACAATCTTCATCGGTCCATTCATCGAATGTCTTTTCATCAACAAGCGGTATCGTTACTTGATGCGGCATTGTAAAAACGAGATGTTTTGCATCTTCACATACAGAAATTATCGCTCCATTGTCTAACACAATATTTTCCATCTCGCCTTTGAAATCGATACACTTTACCCCCTTCTTGAATAGGTTCGTACTGTTCATCATGCAATAGAGTAATACATACTCATCCTCCTTTATCTGGTCCAGACGTACCGGGACAATCTCCCAGTTGTACACATCCACCTCTTCCGCGCTTTCCTTTACATATTCCTTTGTTACCCTTGTCTTCCGTAGGGTCAACACCTCTACATCTCCTTTATATCCGAACCTCATACCTCAAACTTTTTATCTCCAACATATATTTTTACTTTACTCTTTCTCTCTACCTGTCTCTTGTATGGTTCTTTAGGCGGTTCAAACGAATGCGTCTCGTCATTCCAAACCATACCTTTAGGTACCTCCTTAAGGTCACAACGACAGAATGGGTGAACACTATTTAACACTGGTTTCCAATCTTTAACTTTCTTCCCTATATTGTCCCCGTTGTTTATAAGGTCTATAAGCTTGAATATCCTCGGTTTACTTCCTATCCCTGCCGTGGTGTAAAACTTTATACAGTGCTGGCACGCTCCACTGAATACCTCTTTATATACAAGCGCGTCCGCTCCCTGTTCCTTCATTATCTGCTGGGCTACCCCAGTCTGATAGATGTTCTGCATCTCGGTTTCCACTATACGCCCCCAATCACGGTTCCAGTCTTCCAAGGAATGCCCTATATTACTGACAATATTCTGCACGGACTTCTTTTTCAGAACGCCTTCTATCATTTCCTTCTTTATCGTTCCCAGCTCCAGTTGTCTCTGCTTCTCCACAAGGGCTTTCACCTCTTCTTCCGATACGGCATTAGACATTATCGTTTTGGCCCGTTCTCCCATCGTCTTTATATAGGAATATGTGCGTGTTGCTGCCGCATAATACACTTCCTTTTCCAGGGGTGTAAGAACTGCCCATTGGTGACGGTCTATATACTTGGTAAAATCGTCAAAATTGAGTGTTGATAATTGTGCTGGCGTGAGTTGCGCACTCAATCTCCCAAACAGATAGGATTGGAAATAGGGTGGTAACTTTTCTATCTCCCTTCTCCATTTATAGCCATACCGCCTTAACAAGGACTTGTCTTCCGGTGTCAACAGTTCATCCCCCATTACATCGGCTACAATTCTTGCAAGACGGTAGTCTATTATATCATACAGTTTTTGTATCTCTTCCGGTGAGAATATCATCTTTCAACCGTTTTAATCATTTCCTTTACAAGCTCCTTTATCATCGCGTCCGACTGTGTAGCAAACATGGTCTGTGCAAGACCTTCATAACCGCATTGTATTTTCGGATATCTGATAGGGTCTTTCACGTGTCTTTTCACTCCAATAAGACGCGATACCAAAGGGGTTCTTATACCATCAACTTTCTTTTCCGACATTCTTCTTTATCTTATAACCATCATAAAGGTCTTCGTTAAAAATAGACATATCTGGTTTCGGGAAGTAAGGATTATATGGAGCGCTTCTATGAAACTCTCTACCTTCTGGACCTAAAGCTGCAACTTCTTCCATCGTCCAACCTTCGCCCATTCCACGTTCTTCAATCTCAAACCATTCGTCAGCCGTCATATCAATTCCGTACTTTTTCTTTGCCATAATTTTACTCCTTTCTTTAAGTTTCTATGCAAATATACAAAACTGTTCAGAATTGAACAAATTTATAAGTCTATTTTTTTAAGAAACCTATCAAGTTCTTTTTGATTTAACACTTTGTTATCATAAATCACTCCATTATCGGAATTTCCGTCATACAATTTAACGGACTTGAATTTATCTTTCAACGGAGTTTCGATAACTTTCTTGAAAGATTCGGACGCTCCTTTATGTCCTTTTTTCGCCACTTCTGTAGGAACATACCGTTTCGTTCTCTCAAAACGTTTCTGTATTCTATCCAAAGCCGTACTGAAATCGGTTGCCACGCCTACCAAATGGACATCGTAACCTTGTGCCTTCAATTCATCAACCAATTTTTCAAGTTTTGCCGGGTTTCCAAATACAGCATCTTTTACAAAAGAAGATTTAGATTTTATATATTCCTTGTCTATCGCTTTACCTATATCCGATACTTCCTCATGCACATAGGATGAAGCTTTCTTTGGGTCTATTCCCTTCACCCTTTCATAATCCGGTATCATGTCACGCATATCGTCCACATCAATAACTGGAAGTTTATCAATAGAAGGGTCTTTCTCCTTCATCTTCTTAAGATAATACCCTTTGCCCGAACCACCACCGCCAAGCATTAAGTAAGCACGCGGTTTTGTCTCAAATAGCATTTTCTTCCGATATTCAGACTTCACTTTGTTATGTACTTTAATCTGTCTGTCTCGTTTCCACGCACTACCTTCCTTATAAAGGTCTTCTGTTGTCTTGGTTAAATCGGCTTTCTCTTCCTCCGTAGCCTTTCTTTTCTTGTATGGCAGCCCAACAATGCCAAGCTTCCGGTTTACCGCGTTGTTCACATATACGCCTTGTTGCGCCTTTGCAATCTCCAAAAGCGTATCATACAATTCTGTACGTCCGAAGCTCTTTTCTAAAAGAGCCTTGTTTATATATCTTTCTAACTTTAAATCATCGAAAGTTTCCATAATTTCTTATTTGTAAAGATTTTTCAAATAATAGTCAACTGCTGGTTTCATTATAGGGTTTTCATTGAATGACTTATATTGTGCAAACGGGTCTTCTTCGTCCCCTTCTGGCACGCCTTCCGGCTGTTGCCCCGGCTGTGAAGCTCCGAACATTTTATTCTGTTCTTCTGCCTGCTTCATCCCCTGGTACACCTGGTTAAGAATGATGTCCTTTTCCGGGTCAAAGTCTCGTCCGTTGTACTTCTTAAATATATCCTGCATAGAAATCATGCCGCTACTCAGTTTTTCAGAATCCAGTTTTACCTGTGCTTCTTCGTCTTCCACCTCTATTCCTGTAAATGCAAACTCGTAGTTTTCATCCAACTCGCTCACAATGTACTTTGTAATGACGCCCTGCAAGAATATCAATAAAGGCTTCAATCCTTTTTCACGGCTGTGCTTCAATCTTTCGCGCTGTCCGTCCTGTCCGAATATCTGCTGACTTTCTTTAAAATTGAATCCAAGCTCGGACGGGTCTATACGATATACGGAACATGTCATTATGATAAGAAACTTTATCCACTCGTTAAATTCCATATCACGATTGCTAAGTTTCTGTAAATCAACCCATTCCAAATCTATACCGTTTATAACGGGTGTGCGGTGCGAATTTTGATATCCTGCCATCGTCTGCGTCCATGCCTGCCTAAACTCCTGCAATGTACTGTTTGATATGTTAGGATTCTTTATATTGATAAACCCTTTAGGCTGAGACCCCTGGCAGTTATGAACTGCTGTATAATTGGCAAGAAATATATGCTTATCATTGAATACCTCTATATCGTAAAGTTGTTCCTTCTCCTTTACAAGTCTGGAATTGTCCGTTACCTTATAGAAATGATAATTTAATATTTCCGGCACATTACATCCTGCCTCGGTCAAAACCCTTATTAATTTACCTCTACTTATCCTTCCACCTTTTTTCACATGATGCTTTGAGAAAGATATGTCACCTCCTCTGTTGTTTTCCAGTATATCTAAAGCCAAGGAATTAGGCACCAAATCCCATTTGCCCTTTGTCCTTTCTCCTCTTGATATACCTTCATTTTTATAGTCTTGCAAATAACCTATTTTATCAACAAAAGACATTACATCTTGAATAACAAGTGTTACTGGGTCATTATATCTGCTTTTACTTCTATTGCACTCTCTCGCAGCAACCCCAACGCTTAATAATAATTGTAATATATCTTGCCTCAAATCATTATTCACACAACAAATAGTAGGGGTTTTATAACCCATTATATTTGCAGATGTATGACCGTCTGCCGAAAACAGACCTCTCAAAAACGCACATCTCAACTCTTCCGGCAAGTTAAATACAGAAACGGGTATCTTCTTGTCCCTTGTATATCCGAATCCTATACTTATAAGCCAGTCAATAAAACATGTATCATATATGAATATATACGGATATCCATATTCCCCATCACTTCTTTGTGTGGAAGGATTACTTTTCTTTATACGATAATTTATTCCGTATTTATCCAACACTTTAGAGAAATCACCAAAAAGTTTTTTATCTTTCGTATGATGAGGAAAAATTTCAAGTATATGTTCCAACCAGGTACCATCCCCTAAAGCAAAACCAATCATTTCCCAAAAATGCTTATCTTTCACCATCTCCAAAGAAGGGGTGAAAGTTCTTTCTTTTTTAAGAACAGCTTCCTTTGTCGGGTTAGTAAATTCCCTAAAATATTCTTTTCCTATGAAATAATCCTCCTCATGAAAATCTCCATAAGTATTTATATCCACCAAACAATAATCGTCTGTAGTCAAATCCTTTTGTTTTTTCCATTTAGGAGACTTATCTTTATCCGTTATAGTCAAGAATCTGTGTTCACGGCTTGTTCTTATCTTTAAGCCGTTATACAGTCTTGTTTCGTACAAATCATCTATCCTTGTCTTGTATGCGGATGCCTTGCAGTATTCCACACCATCAAAAACTTCAAATTCTGTACCTACCAAATCCTTTATTCTTCTTAAACCCTTATTCGTCGTAACGAGTGTTTCCGGTGAAACGCAAAAGAAATTTGCATTATAGGAAAAGCCCCACAATATCCAAGTTATGATATTCACCAACGTTTCCAATTCCGATACCCCATATCCGTTTCTTCTCACATCAGACGTCTTGTTTCTGATGCCGAAACCAAGCTCCCACGGATAATACAATATCGGTTCCTTCGTTATAGGGTTATGCAGAATCATCTCTTCCCATACCATACAGTAACGCGGCAAATGTCCTTTGAATCTGTACTGCTCGAAACCTTCCCTTTGTCTGGGGTCTACGCTGTCAAGAAAACGTATCAAAGAAGCGTCCACAGCGCGGAATTTCTGTAATTCCCACATTCTGTTGCGGACCATTTCAAAGGCCAACTGGTCTAATGTAAGACTATCCGACATTATTTTACTTACAAATTCCTGCAAGCTGTCTACATTGTCCCATTTGTCCGTCCATCCTCCCTTTTCCAGGAAATCAACTATCTTTGAAATCTTTTTCTTGTCCTCATTTGTCAATTTCTCATCCCCGGTAGAAAAAAGGCTCTTCTTTTTTCTGATTGTGAAGCCTTCCTTTTGCTCGTCTTCCGAAAAATCCATAAAGTTCATTATCTGTTCCACGCGTGTAGACACGATACTTTTCACTATATGAATGTCCCCCATCCGACGCAATACGGAAAAGGACAGAACCCCTTTAGAATCCTTGAATCCTCTTCCGTTACCGGATATGTCGTTAGGGTCAAAGAAAACAGACTGAATTTTTGTAGGCTGTCTATTGATTTCTCCCAGATACAAATTAGCCTTCATTATCTCCCCTGCATCGTTTGAGTTTAACGCAGCCTGCAATTTGCTTTGGAATGCCATAGGAGCGGCCTTTTGCAGCCTGTCTATCTCTTCAATGGACAAACTCGAAAGACTTGCAATCAAATCTGGCTTTTCCGCTTTTTGTATTATCTTTCCTTTTCTCTTTCCCATTGTAAACAATTTTTATTCTCCAGCCAATTGTGTAAGGTTTACCGTCGCTTTCTTTCCTCCTTCTACTGCCGTAACAACTGCCGTTCCGGTACGCTGTGCGCCAGTATTTGCATCCGCCACTACAGAATATTCAGTAGAACCCTTGGTAAATCCCGTACCACTCACTACAGTAGTGTAGTCAACCGTCATAGGTGAACCGTCATTCTTCCCGTTCACTTTCTTCTGCTTCTTGCTTGAAACACCGAATATCTTTGTTTCTCCTGCTGCTGCAAATGAAAGTGCTGTCGGGTCTGTAGTCAATGTGTATTCGTAAGTGATTGCTGCTGCAAGCTGTGTTAACGTAACCTTTACTGTCTTGTTACTTCCAGTCTGTGTAATGGTAATAGAACCGTTATTAGCTGTTTCTGCCTTGTTCTCTGCTGCCACTATGCTATAATTCTCTCCATTGGTGGTTTCTGATGAAGTCTCGCTAAATCCGGTTCCGGTAATTTGTGCAGTCGTATCTACCTTCTCGACATCACCAGACGGTTTACCGTTAACTTTTTTCTGTCTTGTTGAAACAACTTGTAAACTCTTCGTTTCTCCAAGCGCTACAAACTGTATGGTCTGTGAATTGGCTGTAAGCGCATAGTCATACGTCACCGTAACCGCATTCTGTGTCAAGTTCATTTGTACGGTCTTTCCGCCTTCCTGTGAAATGGTCGCCTTTCCCGTTCTCTGTGAGGTCCCGGTATTCTCCTCGGCTTTCAGATTGTAGTTGTTTCCGCTCACTTCATAGCTGAATCCCTCACCTGCAAGCTCTATGTCCGTAGGATAGCTTTCTGCCTGCTGTTTTACCCCGTTCAGAACTTTTGTTCTTGTAGAAGTCACAGTAACCAGCTTTTCACCTCCTGCACCGTCGAACGTTACCGATGTCGGGTCTACTGTAAGCGCATATTCGTAGGTTACAGTAGATGCAGCCTGGTTGCATGTAATCTGCAATGTCTTTCCGCTTTCATTCTGTTTAACCGTCACTACCGCTTTTCTTGTCGTGTTGTTGGGGTTCTCGTCAACCGTTACTTGTCCTCCACCGTCAACCTTGAATCCTGCCCCAGATATTGAGAATTCCACTGGTACGCCTTCCGGATGTCCTACTGGTTGTCCATTCTTGAAAGTCTGCTTTGAAGACGTCACTACGCACATATCATCACCTCCCTTTACAAGGAAATTGAGTGTAGGTTCTTTAGTCTCCAATACGTATTCCACAACTTCCTGCACGTCCGACAATACCGCGCCTTCTTCTCCGAATCCTTCCGGATATGAGATAAGCTTAACAAGCGCCTTAAACGCCCATTCCTTGAACTGTCCGATATTATAGGTGTGTCCGGGTTCAATCACGATACCCAGCCCCTTATAATATTCCACGTCACCATAGAGGCTTTCTGTAACGAAAACCTTCATCTGACCGTCGATTCCGTCGGTTACGACGGTCATTTGGTGAACATTGTCCTCTGTTGTAAACAATAACCGTAACATGTCCTTATGCGTTTTGTGCCACAAGTTCTTCGCGCCACGTATTGTTGTCGGTCATTACCACTACGTTCAAGTCTTCCTTTGCATCCAGACCAAGGTCAGCCAGCGTAAACGCCATAGGTTTACCGGACATAACTTTTGTAGAGATGGTTTTGCGGTCTCCTCTCACTACCCCGAATCTTTCTGCGCTCTCATTCAGATTCACGCTATTAGGGAAATAAATGTCGACATCCTTCTTTGCCGGAACACTTGTCTTGATTGTAATAACGCATGCATCGTTTTCGTTCCATTCTACCGTTACCGCAACAATTTCATTCAATCCCTGGGGGTCGATAATCAATTCCAAACCCTTTTCTTCCGCAAATGCTACAAGTTCCTCATGCATCACGGCTTCGCCTACATTCCATTTGAAACCAAGCTTCAAAAGCTCGGCACCGCCTTCCGGGTCTGTCACGTTTCCTTTAGGGGTAATTCCGCGCGGTGATTCAGTGATGAATACTTTCTTCTGGTCGCAACTACCATCAGTTACCAATGTCACATCAATATTCTTGTCTTCGTCCAAAAATCTATACAGTCTCATAATCTTTTCTATTTTTAATTGTTAATTACTTACATTCAAATACAATTTCCTGTTCCACGGAACCGTCAGCATCCAGTACGTAAACCTGGTAAATGCCTTTCAAGTCCACTTTCTGTACGCCCAAATCCTTCTGACACTCGAAACCCAGATATTCGTTCTTCTCCTTCATTGTCAGAATCTTCTTGTTGACAGATACGGTGCCGATAGTTTCTGGAATGTTGGTGAACTCGCAGAACTTGTTGTTATGCTTAATGCAAATCTGAGTACCTTCCGATACCTTCGTCTTGAAGTTCATCCATAACCAAGGAAGACCACCTGCATATTCAGTCTGCCACGGATATTCCGTCAGATAGGATTCGGGGAGAATACTGTTATAGTCCTCCTCACTGTTGATAATTCCACTATTAGGGTCCATCTTAATAGGCAAGGAATAGGGTGGAATTGCTTCTATCTCCTGCTGCAAAGCCTCGAAATTGCCTTGCAATCCCTGTGCAACCTGTGCCCCGGTATCACCGTCCTGTATTTGATAAAAAGCTGCTTTTTTTTTCATAATCTCTAAAATTTAAACTTTAAATCGTTATACCATACGAAATTATCATGCCAAATATTGTCTGTAGAGAAAATGAGCTGTCCCATTCTCCAAAATCCGTCTTTCATCCATTTGCCGAAGTTGTCCCAAACTCCTTTGGTAAGTACCCATACTGCCGGAATACTGAACTTCCCTCCAGAAATCCAATAATTGCGCATGTTCCATCTGTCGTGCTCCAGCACCCATACCTTCTTCACCTTTGGCGGCATTGTCTGTGAAGTACCGCCCGAATCTCCTCCAAGGTATGTGCCCGGGTTTTCCTCTGTTCCAACCCTTGAATAGGTTCCGGGCAAATAATTTCCTTGCGCCATAGTCATTCTCCTTTCATTTCCTTTATCGTCTCCGGTTTCTTATCCCCGAACTCGTCGAAATCAGACAGATATTTTCTAATTCTCTGAGGTACCAAAGTAGGGCTTACCTTTGCCGCGTTCTCCACAATTGAGATTGATTCACGTATTATAAGCGCATTACACACCACAGCACGGAACCATGTGTATATCTCCACATTGCCGCCTTCCACAGTAAAGTTCCCCATCACATGCGAAACAATCAGAATAGCGGAATAAATGAAAAGCTTCGTAATAATCATTGAAAAGCCCTTGCTTGAAAAGTCCTTGTTCTTGATATGATATACCCAGCTTACAAGTGTATCTATCACTATAAGAATCATTAGGTATTTCAAGAACTCCCAGTCCCGAAACACATATTTCTCAATGAAGGATGCCGTGTTGGAAAAAGAGATAGGTATGCTCAGCAACACGGGAAAATATAAACTCATTACGTATTCCCTTATTTTATGTAGTTTTCCCATAATCATATGCGACGGAATTTTAGGAAATGGTATATGCAATATGTACAAGTTTACTCGGTGATGCTTCCGGGTATTTCTTTTTCAGATAGTCGTAATGTTCTCTGATAACCCTTTCTGCCTCTTTAGGGTTGTGCCCCGACTTTGCGGCCGCAGCCACAAGTTTTTCAACTGTAGGAAAACCGCCTTTCTTTTCTTTCGGCTCCTCCTTCGCGGTCTCCTTTGTCTTGATTCCCTGGCGACGTACCCAGCCGTTCGCGGTCTTCACGTATTCTTTCCCTCCCCAGCTTTTGACGGTTCCGATAGGTTCGCCCTTCCGTGCCTTCTCTATATCATCAGATACGCACATTCCGGCTATGCCCTTGAAAATGTTCAGAGGGGTTTCCTTGTATCGAAGCATGTCCCGGTTTTCGGACATTGATTTAAAAATACCTTCCTTTCCCGGTATCACTTCCACCTGTGAAGGTCTTATGAACATAGGTTCTTCCTCGTAAATGTCATTCAGCACTTTAACCGTTTCCAGTGATTTCCAGTCCGCAGCCGCACATGCTTTCTCGAACTCGTCCATCTCGTTGTTTTCTGACTTGTTCAAAACATCAGTAGCAAAAGCCGCTACCTGCTTTGCGGTGAACGCTTCGTAGTCGTTGTCAATGAGAAATTGTTCAAATTGTGCACGTCCGAACACTTTCTCTTCTTTTTTATTATTATCCATGAATAATGCCTTTTTAAGTTATAACGAAATTGCAATTACAACGGTAAAAATAGGCATTATCAGTCAAATAACCAAGCATTTACTTTGAATATTTATCCGGGCACGGGTATTTGTACTTCGCGCGGATAGGATTTTCTTTTATGTATTTCCTTCTTCTGTTTTCCACCCTTTTCCTGGCTCTTTCGGCTTTCTCCAAAGCCTTTTCTATCTGTTCGCGTCGCTTCTCGTCACGCGCTATGCGTTCCCGTATCATCTGTTCTGCGTACAGTTCTACGTCCTCGGTCTCATAGTCATTGTATATGTATTCACTTACCGTTTCCATACTCTATATGCTTCAAATTCATTAGCATTATAACCCTCATATTCCGGTGCCTCGTGACAGCGATATTTCGCCACCAAATCAATTCTACTGTTTTCTTCAACCTCCCTTTGTATTTCAGACTTATAAAAACGTTCCTTTTCTTCTTCTATTTCCTTTTCCTTCTCGAAATTGTCCTCCCAGTATTCCAAGTTCTTTTTTAGGGTGTAATAAAAACTCAACCTCTTTTTGCACGGCAATTCCTTTTCTCCACACGTTACAGTAGCACTTCTTTTTGCTATTCTATTGAACTCCTTGTCTTCCCACAAATAACCCTTTTCTTTTCTGAACCAAACTCTTTTGAGATAATAAACAGAATCCTTTACCCTTGAAACACCTTCTTTAATCTTCTCAAATCTTCTTGCAAATATATTCTTCCATTCCTCCCTGTCCGGCAATGCTATCGTATAGTTATTCAAATTAGGGTTGTATCTCATTGATTTAGTCGCCTTTTCCGGCTTCATGTATACTCTTTCTCCAAAAATCTCTTTCAATGCCTTTATAAACTTTCTCACTGTGTCTACACTGCATTTCATACGGCTTGCAATACGTTTAGGGCTTTCATAGAACGATACTTCGCAATTGTTCCATTTTATTGCCTCTAATGCGTGCTTATGCGCCATCTTTACAGCCTTTTCATAAACCTTGTCATAATCCGATTCCTTCCAGTCCTCGTTATTGTACAGCCATTCAACTATCTTTAAAATCTCGTCTTTCTTTGATTCCTCGTCATTCCATACGTCCAAATTATACTCTGCAATCTCTTTACAATACTTGTAATATCTTATCTTCTTTGAAATGTAATTCAATATCCTTGTAAAAATAGGAGACCATTTCACCCCCTTCTCCTTAATCACATAACGCAAATAATCCGGTAAATACATCTCTTCCGTTACATCCTTGAAATCCTTGTTTATGATTGTGCATACATCCTTTTCGGGAAATTTAATATAGTCATTCAGTCTTAAAAACTTGATATAATCCTTCGCTTTTCTGTAGGAAATACCTACTTCTTCCGCAATCTTCAATGACAGTTCTTGTGTAGTAAAACTTCTTTTCCAAAACGTCTTATACTGATACTTCTTCTGATTTCTCTTGCAATACTTGTTGTTTATCAATCTAATAGCGCACAATACGCAGCAATACTCATAATCCTGGATAGTCTGTATATTCTTAAAATCCTTAATAGGAGACTTAATCTTTTCTGGAATGTCCTGGCGTGATGCCGATTTTTCTGTATCTTTTTTCATACACTTCTCTTTAATTTTCTCACTCTACAAATACCATTTTGGTTTTATGTCTTGCTTAAGGACACCCACTAATTTTTAGCTTCTTTCTTGCTAAACAAAAACAAAGAAAAAGGGGATTTTTCAAAAAGAAGCTAATGTTTAGTGAGAAAACTAAAGAGTAACCCCTTTTTCTTTTGCGGTTCCCAAATCTTCATCAGACCTTAGCCGCTATGTTTAAGCACTGCAAACATAGGGATTATTTTTCAATCCACAAAATTTTTTCGAGAAAATTTTTGCCGGGCGCGCCTTTTTCCCAAAATCCCTTCTTGTTTTCGTCTTCTTTCTTTCGCTTCGTCTCCCCTTTCTGTTTTTACTTCCGTTAACACTTTCCATATCTTACTTTATCCCCCTTCCCCATTTTTCACTCTTTCCCCTTCCTCCCCCAAACCCCCTATTGCTATATTGCAGTTCTTCCTCCTATTAATATACCCGTAAGGGTAAAAGAAGAAAGGGAACTACGTACCCCTTTAGGGGTTAGATAATACCCTTATGGTAAAATGTCAAAGTGTTGATTTCCAGATAGTTATAAATAGTAATAAATATTGACAGAAATTTCCTCGAAAAAGCCTACCTTTACACATGTTTAATCTTAAAAATTGTAAAATCATGAAGGTAATTTATGAATCGAAAATTGCGAAAATTATCATCCCGAATTTTTCCGCAATCCTAATTTTTTGCTGGCTGTTATGCAAGAAAATGAAAGAGTATTATGACGAAGAATTCCTAAAACATGAAGAAACGCATTCCTATCAATGGAAATCATTAATGATACCGGGCACCGTGCTTTTTAGCGGTCTTGCAGGCGTTTTCTCGTGCCCCTGGCTACTTCTCCTTATCCCGTTGACGTTCTATCTGTATTACGCCCTGGAATGGCTTGTACGTGTAATAGGAGCCTTAATCAAATATCACCCGGGTTTCAGTGGCGGTATAAAGAAATGGATTAAGAGAATCCAGGCTATAAACCATGACTGTTACCATGCAATCGTGTTTGAACAAGAAGCCAATGCAGTAGAAAAAGGACTGGTAGATTATGGTTTTTTGTCATTCTTCAAGTATTATTAACTCGATTGTCAAGATTTAGAAAAAGAAAAGGGACGTTTCACAACGTCCCAGTCTGTCGGGTTTCGCTAAACCCAGGTTCTCATACTACAAAACAAAAATGAATAATTATACAAATTGAGTGAATATTTATGCAATAACTTTCTTTATGGAAATCGCGTTCTGCTTGATATTCCCGATTTTCCGAATAACCTCATTTGTGGAAATATCCCTATAGGAGAGAAGAATTTCCGAAAGTTCGGCAATCTTATCCACAATCACATTCATTTCCTGTAACCGTTGCCAGCTTATGGAGACGGAAAAATGATTTTTAATAAACTCGTCACGGGCTGTTCTTGCTTCTTCCACGGTACGGAAATAACCGATATTGTACTTCTTCTTTTCAACCTCTATTATAACCCGGTACGGCTTGTTCTTCGACCGTTTGTCATAATAATAGATATACCTGTTACTTCTCGGCTTCATCGTCTTCTTTCTTTTCGGGAACCGGAATAGTCCCCAGGCAGTGAACAAAGATGGCTGCGATAAACGGGGAAATGATAAGTGCCAGAAGCATCCATACACCGAAACTTCTGTTCATCCTTTCTGCCGTAGAACCTACCTCGGCACTCAGCATGAGATGAACGATAAAAATAATGATAGTCAAAAACACGATACCTGCATTCATAATTTAATCCTCCTATTTAAGTTCGTTGATAATTTTTACTGCCTTTTCTTTCAGACTTTCTTCATTTGTTTCGTTTCCCATTTCCTTGCTGATTAGGGATAATGTGCCATCCAGGTTCTTTCTGTATACAGCAATCATACTCATGCTTTCTTCTTTTGCCGGGTCATATACTGCCCGGTAGTTTCCTTTGCTTAATGTTCTCATTTTAAAATAGTGTTTATAACGTTGTTAATAGTAAATTCCTCAATCTCTTTTATGTCCTTTTCAGAGCACATGTGTTTGTTTTCGGTATATTCTATGATGTTACCGTGAAGAATATCTGTAGGAGACGGAAAACGCTTTATTTCGGCCACTTTCCATGTTCCGAATTTGACTGTTACATATACCTCGTATGAATCGGGATTCTTGAAAAAGTCTATATTTGCCATGATTGTAAAGATTTTATTCGCTTGACAATTAATTTAACGCCCATTCAATGGCATGTTCGGCTGATTCTTGATTGGGATATATAATACATTCATATTCGCTTGATTGATAGAAGCAATATCCTAATTTGTTGAAATTGTCTTTTACCACTGATTCAAGGAATTTTGGACAAATTTCTTTGCTATATTCACCGTTAACTATTTGCCCTCCCATTGTTTCAATTACGTAAACTTCCATAACCTTATTTTTTATTTGTTTGACCTAATTAACCGCCTCCCTTAAGAAGACATTGCAAATATAAAACCTTATTTGGACATAAGCAAGTGCGTATGTCATTTTAACATAAGATTAACATATAACTACAAAGAAAACACCCGGAAACATTCTTTCACGAAGAGCGTAACCGGGTGTCAGTCAAACAAATATTTAAATTAGAGAAAGAAGGTTCTAAACGATTTCCGGCTGAAAGTATGTCGGGTAATCCCAATCCTTGATAAGCTCCTTAAGCTCCTTCCAGGGAATGAAAATGGTGTGCGACGAAAGAGCCGCTTTTTTGTCATAAGTCCAGTAGATGGAAGAAAATACCGGGTTCTTGGACTGCACTATACTTTCTGTCGTCCGTCCTCCCATGTCTTCGATAAGCTTACTATATCCGAAATAGCTGATGTTGCGACCCAGTACAAGACAAAGGATATCGCCTGTCTTGCATTTTAGGGCGCGTGAAATGGATGCTTTGTCTTCGTCGCTTATATTGTCATCATCACGAAGCAAGAAAAGTTTATTGGAAATACAGAGCCAGTTTATATATTGGCACCCTTTTTTGTATGTAAATTCGTTTTTCTTTGCCATTATATCAAATCTTTATAATCGTCTTCCATTCTTTTTATCTCGTTCGTCAATTCCTGGCTTAAATGGAATAGGAACTGTTTCTGATTGTCTTCCATCTCATCCTCGTTACAACTCATCTTCCGGGAAAGCTGGTCCAGATACCGGATAAACCGCTTTCTCTGGATAAGGTCTATATAGGAGACCACATAAAGAAGAGCGTCCATTCTTTTCTGAATTCCTGTAACCGTCCCTATGCACCACAAAAGAAGGGTGATAAGGACCACTGTAAGAAAAACGAGACATATAAATATCGCTGTTACCATAGCTGCAAATATATGAAAATAAAACAAATAATTAATACTAAAGAACGTTCAAATTTTCGCCCTTGTCAATATATACGGGTCTCGAAACCAGGGAACACGGGGAAATGACAACATATTTCCCCGGACGGACTTTTCGTAACGTCATTCCCTGGTATTCGACAATATGTTCGACCCACACGTAGCACTCCTTCTTAATCATTGAGAACCGCCTTAACTTCAAACAACTTCTTTTCCGCTTCCTCCTTTGTCTGGAAATAGTTAAGGTTTTTGTACCGCTTATTATCTTCTGAAAAGTCCGATTCTGTCGCAATAAACACTTCAAAAGAATCGAAATTGATATAATAGTAGGAATTGCCTATTATGGCACGCCAGCGAAGCTTTTTAAGGCATTTTTCTTTCTCGTCATAATATACCCCGTTTTCGGAAAGAACATCGTTTATACGCTTCTTTTCTTCTACTGTAGAGAATCTATAAGTCGGGATAAGGTCATAATGAGTAAACGGGTATCCATTTTTATACGTATGTAGTTTTTCACCATAACGCAGAAGAGCATGATAAGCTACTTTGGTGTCTTCGCGTTCACATTTTCTGTATATTAATATTGTACCGTCTTCATGCGTCAAACAATCGCCATCGTTAAGCTCCATCAAATAGTAATCACCATCATGTATGGAAATAAATTTCCCGTCTTTGTCACATAATACCTTTTTCATAATTGTAAAATATTTTTATTAGAAAACATAATTAATCAAATCGGAAATCCAGGACAAGAACTGTATCATTCCGAAGAAAAGAAGGGTACAAGTGAGTGCACCTACTCCGTACCAGAAACGCACCCACCATTCACGATATTTGGCTTTCAATACTTTATTACCGAAACGACCGTGAAAGAAATTTATAAGCTGCTTTTTCATGATATATAAGTTTTTAGAATTCAACAAGGAGAAGAGGTTTACAGTTTTCCCTCTCTCTGACCCACATATAATCTCTTCCGAAACCGTAATCAAAAAGAGAATTGAACGTAACCGGATAATCCATAGAAATAAACTTCATTGCTTCTCTCAGTTCTTTTTCGTCATTACATTGAACTATTTTGTTAAGCATATTGACATAAATAGAGATTGCTGTTGGTGAATGATAGGCATTCAACGGGTTTTCTACGATTGCTTTCATAATCAAATCCTCCTTTATGTTAATATATTTCATCCTCATGCAATAGTTCACAGTAAGCAGGAGTTTCAGCGTCCGTATGCTTATTGGTTATAAGAACCTCGTCACCATTGGTGTATATCCGTGTAGCAAATGCACCGAAAAACAAACTTTCTTTCATACCGAACAATATTACTGCATCATCATTTACATTTGCAAGTGCTGCAATCAATTCTTTCTTTGTCATAATCTTATATCTTTATTTGTTCAACATTTCGAGTTGTCTTTGAAGGAGATTAGCGCGGTTCTGTTCGTTGCTTGCAAATTCCATATTGCCGATAGACTTGTAGAACTCGACGTTTTCAAGTGCTTCTGCAAGCGCTTGTTTCTTTTGGGAAATCATAGAGGAAATTTCGTTAATGTTACCTCTCTTTATCATCTCTTCCATTTCCGTACCTCTCACCTTGTAAAATTCTGCTTTCATAACCTTATTTCTTTTAATTTGTTTGACTTATCGTTTTCCTTATCACATTGCAAATATAGATAGTTATCACGACATAAGCAACTGCTTATGTCCTTTTAACATAAGATTAACATAATCTTTCTTTCAGTGATATTTTATTTTTCAGAAATAGAAGAAAATGATATGTGATTATCAGACAGTTAACCCTAACTCTGAAAATTGCGTTGTTTTTCGGCATACAATAAAATAGAGAAAATGAAAACCGGGAACCGGGCAAAATACCCGAAATTCCCGGCACCCCAAAAACAATCAAATCACCTCATCACTGGTCCAATCATCAGAATTGTTAATTTCTTCTTCATCCACCAAAGGATAGGGATAAGTGATTTCCTCTTCTACAAGTTCCTCTCCTTCCGAAAGCATCATGATAGGAGGTACAAGCATGTTGTACGTCTCTTCATGCAGCAGCGCCTTCGTGCCGTCGTTACTCATTCGTCTTGTCTCCCAGTTTTTATCGAACTGTTTCAGTTCTTCTATGGGTATAACTAACCATTTCATATTATTCAATTTTTACGTTTCAACCATTCTTCATTAAGTCTTTCCTTCTCGGTCTCGATTTCTTCTGGTGTCAAAGACTTGTTATAGAGGGCAAAATAGTAGATGGCAGCTTTAGTATATGAAGTAGAAAACCTACATAAATATAATTGCTCCACATCACTTAAATTTCCAGTTTTAAGTTCTATACCATTATAACTATTCTTAGTCATCCACGATACTTCACTTTCCTCAAGTTTTACACGGTTACCAGTTCCATAACTCCATACTCCAGTAGTACTATTAGAATCACTGATTCTAATAGTACTTTCAAAATGGAACGCACCTGCATTACCCAGTCCTTTGTTAGCCACATACCCTGGAGCTGTATTTAAAATTTCCCTTTTACATATAAGTGTAAAATCATCCATAATAGGAAGTCCGGTACATATACCGTAATCATCCACTCCATCGAATACAAGTCCACCTTCATAGGCTGTGGGGAGTTGGGTAATGGTGATATTGCAAGAACCAACTACGGATGCATCGAACCCGGTAAATTTCTTGTAGGATATTGGCAAGTCATTGATGCCATTTTTCAGATAGGTGTATACTCCCGTTCCGTCTTCGGCATAAGATACATATCTTAACTTAATGTCATCCGTTATACCTTCTACCTTTATTTGGTATGAAGATATTGTTGCGTCTACAGATGTCTGTAAAAACTTACTGTCTGCAACCAATATTTCCGTCAGATGAATAACAGAATCGGAGTTTGTGAAATTGGCTGCATTTACATTCTTTATCCAGGAATTGAAATCTATCTCATACTTACCGAATCCGGAAGAAAGAGAATAAGTGAAGTTCTTAAGAGCCATTTCATTCCCTTTCACTCCACGGATAGAAGAAGGCTTATCATTATTGGAAAATCCAGACATAAACCAAGCGTCCACCATAGCCTCATTGAAGGGTGGAATAGGAGGACCAGCCTTGCCAGCCTTCCTACCAAACAAAAGACTTGTACCAACCCCAATCATAACCCTATATTGAATTGTGCAGTAGTACCGTCAACAAATACTTTATCAATAAGATAAGGCATAGGAGAACCCATATAAGCGGAAACCTCGGTCTCGGAAATGGTATATGTATCTGGACCAGTCTCACCGATAAGGTGTACTTTGATAGTACCACTCGTCAACGGAATAATAAGAAACGCCCTTTTGTCATCGGGAACCAAGGTGTACTTTGATAGTACCACATCTTCGGCTGGTGTGCCGACCTCGAAAGCGCGTGAAATCGCTGTTATACTCTCAAAACCCTTGTTATTTGCTATGCTTACTTTAGTAGGATACATAATTATTTCAATTTAAATTTACAAATGATAAAAATACGAAATTTGCAAAATCGCGGCTACAGTATACTGTAGTATCGATTGCCCTATAAGGGAAAATACTTTCTGTATATAGTAAAATATATTTACGCATTAAATAGCGTCACCTTCTGACCGTTGCATAGGTCCATAGTGTCCACATGCAGCCAGCTAACACCGTCTTCCAGTCTGATAGGATAAGGAAGCTTGTCGGAATCGTCCACAATGATTTTCCGTGCCGCTTCCGCTTCCATACCGGACACAGTAACGTCGAATGCACGACCCAAGGCGTGGGCGCTCATATATGGCTTTTCAAGCATTGTCTTTTCCTTGCATAGAACACACACATTGCATCGTAAACCGCGCTGGGAATAGCTGCCTCCGTTCTTCCAGTTGTTGATAATGAAGGGCTTGCATAGGATTTCCTCCCTCAATACAAGGAGCGTTTCCAGTGCTTCGGTCGTGAAAAAGCTCCATATCTGCGATTCTGAATACTTGTTATACACGTGGGGGCATACAAGTTCGGGAAGCGTGAAATACCTTCCCAGTCTTCCAATAATCTCTTTTCTTTCCATAATACAAAATAAATTAGATAATAAAATAGGGGTTGCAGTCATTCAACCAAGCTTTCACCCCCAGCCATAACAGACTTGCAACCCCTACCGCTTTGTTAACCTTTAAATACAACTGCGATACAACCTTACCAGTTATCTATCACGTCAACAAAGATAGTGTTTTTATCTCAAAAACGAGCTAAAGTTCAGAAAATAATCGCTCGCACTCTTCCAGCTCCTTTTCTATACTCTCTTTTATCATCGGAAAATAGGTTTTCGCCATATCCTCGTCAATATAGAAATAGGAATCGTAGGAGTTCGTTATTTGTATCTTCCCTTCCATCTCAAATCTGGAAATTCGCTCTAATTGGTCTTTCAAATATTCGATTTTATTGTGCAACCTATTTGCTTCTTTTAATTTCGACTTGTCCATAACTGCTTGATAATAAAGCCCCATTTCGGGGCTTTTGTGAAAATAATAAGTATATAGAAAGATTTATTCTACAATTTCCGCATCACTTTCTGGCTCGTATTCTTTCTTTTCCTCTTCAATAGGGGCTTTCTTCCATTGGTCTATGAAGTGTTCGATTACACGTCTTCCGTCAGTCACAACCTTTTCCAGTTTTTCGTCCGGTTCCAGCATCTCATCTGCCATTGCTGCGGCTATGTGCTTTGCCTTCATCACTTCTTCCACCAAATCACTGTCTATCAGTTCACCCAGGCTTTTCTTTGTAAGCAGGTTGAATGTCAGTCCTTCAATGATTTGTTTTCTCTTTGACATAGCCTGTAGCATAGCATTCATACGTGGAGCGAACTGTTCCGGCTTCATGTTCTCGAAGCTCTTGTCATCAAATCCCTCGAACTTTTCTGCCGCCATGAATGCCACTTCATATTCTTTGGGTGTCATTACCACGCCAGCCTGTAAGCATTCCGTGCAGAACAAGATGAACTTTACATTGTTTCTCAAATCTTTTTCCATAATCTTTTGTCTTTTAATATGTTGTTTTTATAATTGTTCCACGTTGTACAATGATACAATAACCGTTCCAGGACTGTTCCTTACGTCATATTGTCTGTTATATGTCCTTTCCCTTTTTCGCAAATTAACAATTATAGGTTGACGGTTTATACTATTGTTATCGGGGTCCGGCATACTTCCTTCCTTTATGCCATAGGGTCTTTCCCTTCCCGGTTATTCATATCACTGCTTTATCCCTCCTTGGTTCCCTTCATCACCATTGTAACAAATGTATAACGGGTTAATAATAAAAATATGGTCTGTAGGGTATCGTGGAGGGTATTTCTCTTTTTTATTTCTCCTTGTATATCCCGGTCACTACCCCTTCTTCATCCGTTATGAATAGGGTCTTGTGTTCCTTTGATTCGTACACCCTTTCTGACAATCTGGTTACCGGGTATGTGTTGCCGTTGCTGTCCTTGATGGTGTACATTATTTTGTTTCCTTTCTTGAAATCCGGTTCCTTGGATTGCTTCTTGTTGTCTTCCATTACCCATTCGTTGCATTTATGCAATATGTGGAATGCCTTTCTGAATACCTCCAGTTCGTCATCATCCAGTCTTACCCTCTCTACTTCCGGAAGAAGGCTTATAGTAAGGGTATCTTTGTTTTTACCCCAGTATATTTGCATTGCTGTTACGTTACTTACATAGAAGCATACTTCATTCAATATCTCGTGTTTCTGATATGTATTATCAGTCTCTATCATTATCTTCTTATTTATGAAGTCATTCAGTACGTCAATCATACCGGACATCAAGTCTGTAATAAGCTGTCTTGCTGAATGCCTTACACATGACATAACACCCCTTTCTCCTATTATGTATAAGGCATCATCTGCTTTTTCAAGGTTCACATTCATGCCGAGTTCTGTTATGCACTGTATTACCGTGTTCATATCGGTTCCCTTGGTTATATATGTGCTTTTGTACTTCTGCTTTAGCTTGTATATGGCAATGTTCATCCTCTGTTCAAACATCTTTACCTCTTTCTTTTCTTCTTCCATCTCCTTATAAAAATCATTCAAGAATTGTTCCACGTGGAACAATGGACTTTTTGCTGTTTGTTCTCCTATCAATATAGCAGTAATCTGTTTTGATTTAGAGACTGTTAAGTCCATTAAATCGCAAATATTGAATACTTTCTTGATACTGTTTTCTGTACAGCACACCAGAATACTGTTATCGTACTTTTTCTGGAATTCTTCTCTATCCATAATCTTTTTATTTTTAGGTTCTGTGAAATATCTATATTGATTGTCAAGAAAATAGGGGCTACTTCAATTTTCACCCCTTCTTTCCGTGTACTTAATAATTCGCAACCTTCTGTCTGGTATTGGCGACGAAAGTCTTGTTGTTTCCGGACAGCTTTATCGGACCCAGGTTCTCCCAGTCACCGTTTGCCCAGGTCTTCGTTATGACAGAATCTATGTACTTGTCCATATTCTCCTTGATAAGCTTCTTTGCAGGTGCCAGGGAATGGAAGGTGAACATAGGGCTTGTCTCTTCGCAGTCCACATCGTGTTCCCACTTTTTCAATTCCTTGTTGAATCTGTCACCCTTGTACTTCATTGTCACGGGTTCGCTGAAATATACTGTATAGGTCTTCATTTTGTTCTGCTTTTTTGCTGGTTATTGATTATCTGTAATATTGTTCCCTTACTGCCTTCGCTATCGCTTCCCCGTATTCTTCCGGGCTTGCCAGGTAAGGTATTTTGAAAAGTTCCGATACGAGTTTGAGTTTTTCCTTGTTCGTCATTATCTTTGTCATATCTTTTATGAGAGCTACTCCGTTCATGTCTACATATTCCTTGTATGCTTCATGGAGTTCTCCGCGTTCGTCCAAATCGTCTATCATCCTTCTTGTAGAAATACATCTCAGTATCTCTCTGATATATACGTGGTAGTCTTCGCTTTTTTATTTCTTCATAGATAGGGGCAAATGATTTCATGTCTATAAAATCCATCACCTTTTCTGCGATTTTCTTTCCTTCTAATTTTACTTTAAGGTTTGCCATAATCTTTTGTTTTTATTTGTTTGACATCTTGTTTCTTATCACAACGCAAATATAAGACCTTATTTAGACATAAGCAAGTGCTTATGTGCTTTTAACATATAATTAACATATAAAAGGATATAATAAAAGCCAGCTATTTATCACAAACTGCTGGCTGTCAATTAGATATTAACTACTAATACTCAAAAAATGAACATAAAGTTTTTCGTTTGATTTTAAATCTCGTAGTCCACATCCCATGTTATCGAATCCAAAGATACGAATTTATACCCGGTTTCCTCTTCCAGGACTGATTTTATTTTCTCTACTTCCTTGTCTGTAGGAGGAACCTGCATTACTTCCATGTCCATAGGTATATGTACCTGCGTCTTCACGTCCTCATTCATTTGCATTGTTGCGATTACTATTATCATACTCTTATATATTATAGGGTTAATTAATCATTGTTTTCTTCCGGTATCGGTTCGTTCTGCATCCATTTCACGTACATTCTTTCCATGCACATGTCAATTTCTTTCAATGCCTGCTGTTCGGTAAGACCGTATTCTTTTGTAAGTCTTTCCATTACGCATTTTATTACTTCCTCAACATATATCTTTATCATAACTATTTGGTTTTTAATTGTTTAAAATAGGCATACTATTTATCACAAACCGTATGTCCGACTGAATTTTGAAAATCATAAATTAACTAAAAGTCAAAACAAAATGTAATTATTTCTTTCCGATTTCAACACCTTTCATCTGTCGTAGGCGGTTAAGAAGCCGTTCTCTTGTCTTTGATTTGGACGGTTCCTCGATTATCTCTGCCTCGACCACTTCGGGTATCATTTCTTCCACAAATTTCTTGTTTTCCGTTTCTATTTCTTTCCAGTCATAGGATTTTATCAATGCTCCAGGAAGCATGACTTTTTCAGACCCTAATACCGGGTTGCTTGCAAAGCCGTTAAAGTCCTTATAATAGGAGGTGCAGAGCTGGTGCATCAGTATTTCGGGCTTTATTCCCGATTTTGCAGCCACCATACCCACTATAAGGCTGTTTACGGGTATGTCACGCATTACACGGCTTATGTTTTCCTCTCCGTGCAATGTCGCGTTTATGTCTATCTTTCCGTCAACTGTGAGTTTAATTTCATTACCTTTTACTTCCTTCCGTGCGGCTTCCAACAAGGCGCGTATTTCCTTTAGGATATTGAGTGCACTTCCCACGTTTCCTTTGCTCCAGAACTCTTCATATTTTAACTGTAAGTCTGTCATACAGTCATTTATGATTTCCAGTCTTCCGGCTTCCGTTGCCACCTTATAGCGGTCAGAACGCATCACGTACTTGCTTTGGCGTGCTTCTATGAGTGACTTGTGATTGTTGAAGAATTTTACCAAATCTTCTTCTCCCAGCGAATAACCTTCCTTTTTCCGGATAATTTTAATAATATCCTTGGGGTTGTGCATGGAGCCGAACAAGTCCAGTAACATAGGGGTGAGTTTGGCAAGTGCCTTTGCTTTGTCGTTATGCAAGTCGAAAGCATGGAAATACTCACTCTTTACCCTGTGGAACTTGGCAAGAAGGGGCAACATCACATTTGTACGAATTTCTGTAGCGTCGTTTATTGCTTCCTGGGATGCTCCGCGTTTCGCCATGATACCCTTTATATTGACAAGCTTAAGGTCTATCACATAGGTATAACCTTCGTTCCCCTCATACTGCATAAAACGGTCCGGGTGTTCGTCAAGCTCCCTTCTTACCATCTCATAAGCTACGTACTTGTCTTGCATGTAGGGTGAAGCGATTAAAACGAAATCGGGCGCATCTTTTAATATGTCCTCTTTAGTATATTCTATCTTTTTTGCCATATATAGAAGTTTTACCCACAAAGGTAAGTTTTAATAGGGAAATAAGCAATAGTTTATTTGCCAAATTAATACCATGTACACGAAACTAAAACTTCTTCCTTTTCCTGTTCAACGAATGAAACCTCCGGTTCCACATTTTCACTGATTGTTGATTCAAACCACAGCATTTCTTCCGGCTTCGCTGTCATATCCGGTTCCATAAATTTTTCTTTGTTCATCGTAATATCTTTCTATTTCTTTTTCTACTGATGTAATTTCCCACGGCTGTAGCAACAAGTCCATTTTTATAACCTTGCATTGAGGCAGCCATACCCTGTCATTGTTGTACTTGACATTCTGCACCGCATGCACATCCACCTCTACCAAATAGCGGTTCTCCTTTCCAATAACAACGGGTTCAAAGTTGACGGCATAGCATGCCATCTTATGTACAAAATCTCCCTTATCCTTGTATTCAAGCACGAAATTGCAAATAAAACCGTCGTTGTTGTCGTTATAAGTCTTCGTAACCTTCTTTTGATAGAGGTAAGCGATTATTTTCTGTATCATTCTTTAGTTCCTTTTTATTGTTTTCCACGATACCTTGTATTATATATCTCTGGTATGCGCTAAAAATAAATCTGTCCAATAAAGGGTATGAATCATTGTTCTCGTATCTTCGTGTATGATTCAGAATAAAGCTGTCGTCCGTGTTTTCCGTTTCGTACACGACACGTTCTTTATTGTTGTCATTGTCCCTATAGGTGATACTTGTCTTTACCTTGTATTCTTCGTCTTCTCCTTCCGACTGAATGTTTATCGTTATTGTCTCATTCAGTTTATACCGTGTTGGGCTTAAAGTATGTTTCAATTTTTCAATACTTATATATTGATACGAACGGTTAAGGGGCGAATTAATTATAATCACATCTTCCTTGTCTATCTTGTGCCATCCACAACCTTCATCAGGATATGAAACAATGGCATTCCCGGTTTTTCTGTTGTACCCTACAAGCATGGAAATACGTCCCATGTCCACCTCTTTTCCGATATGATTTTTGATATACGCTACCGCTTTAGCAATAAATTCACCTTCTTTTGTGGGGATGGCTCTGTGTCCTCCCATCACATAATCCCACTTCAAATAGTAATATTCTTTGGGGAAATAGAGGGGGTGAATAATCTTTACAAAAATTTCATCATTATAACTTCCATATCTCACTCCCCATTCTATAAGGACTTCGCTGTCCGTTATATCCACTTCCTTTTCATCCGCTATTTCCTGCAATTGCTGCAACACTTGTTCCGGCGTGTATTCACATATAAGATTGCTACTGTATATATATTCCCCATTATATTTTCTTCCTATTCTTGCATGTTTTTCAAACGGCAAATGAATAGAGTTTTCCGGTCTGCTTACCGTCTCTTTGAAAATTCTTTCTATGTCTTCCTTTTTCATAATCGTACTGTTTAAATGTCCCAGTCCTTTAGCGCCATTTCCAGGCATTGACTTATGCTTAACTTCGGGTCTTCCTTTAAATATTCAAGTGCTGTAACGGCTACTTCCGGTTCAAGTCCGTATCTGCTTGCCTTTATCATGCACTCCAGCCAATAGGTTCTTTCTTCTGTGTAGGTCATTATTTACCCTCCTTACATTTTTCTACAAGTTCCAAATTTTGAGGTATGAACGCGCGCTGTTCACCGTCTATCTTTAAATGATAATAGCGGTTTCCTTCCGTTCCGCATATACTTGCTACTTCCGTAATCTGTCCTATTAACATCATGTTGGAGCAATGGAGTATTTTTACTTTATCGCCTACTCCGAACTTTTTAGTTTTCATACTTCTTTTTCTACTTTATAGTTAAACGCTTCCAGGAACGCCTCTACCACCATTTTATTGAGTATAGTTTCTTCCTGATGTGTATAAATAGGGATAAGATGGTGTTTCCGGCACCACATATCCATCATCTTCGATTCCGCAAACTGCCACAGAAGCTTTTCATAGCTTTCTTCTGTGTGCACCTGGGTTTCTCCTTTAGGGTTGGTTATTCGTATCATAGTATTGTAATTGTGAAGGGCTTTCAAAAGCCCTTCTTGTTAGAAATTCAAACAACAAACAGACATATCACATTCCTCGTCATACTCATAATCAAACAATTTTCCTTTGAAGTAATTTTGTAATCTTTCAAACGCGCTTTTGTTTTCTTCGTCCCAAGCAATCGTTATCATATTAGTACGGGCGAAAGTTATTTCAACACTAACTTTTGCAATCTTTGAAAGAGTGTTTTCTAACATTTGTTTCTTGGCTTTAAATACTGAGTTCATAACCTTATCTTTATTTTGTTTGACTTTTTTCCTTATCACACCTCAAAGATAAGGTTATGTTATGAGATACGCAACTGCTTATGTGCTTTTAACATATAATTAACATATCAATCCTTTTCCACATATTCGATTATAGGAGTTTCCTCTACCTTCGTCAGTCTGCATTCACCCACAAGGTCTTGCATGTATTCCAACGCTTTAGTAGAGGCTTTTATAAAGTCCTCATGCTGTTGCAATACAACCATCTTATATTGCCTTATCTTTCCGGACATAGTAGCCTCGCTGTATACGCCCGTGCATTTGTACCATCTTCCCCCGTGTTCCTCATTACGTTTTACCGAATCTATAATCACCTCCTTAATAGGAGATATGGCAAAGTCCGCATCTATGTTAAACATCCCGTATTCGGTTGCCATTGTTTCGGCATCCATGTAATTTTCTGCCTGTACCGCTATGACATCGACAAACTTTTTATAAGCGCCATTTGTCGAATTCGGGTCCGGTGCCATATAGGTAAACGTGCACTCGAATATCATTCTTTCGCCTCCTCTTCCTGTTTGGGACAAAGCACACATATAGGCACAGCCGGATATTGGCATACAAGCGGAATACAAGCCGTTTCCGCGTTTCTGTTCTTCCCCCTTATCCTTCTTACCAAATCATTGAATTCTTCTTTTTCCACGAAAAGATATAAAGGATGTACCTTATAATCCTTATCCTTCTGTATCATTATCTTCTGCTGTTCCATGTGGATATTCAGCATTTCCTGGGTCGGCAAATGGTCCTCCAATCCCGTTACTTTATTTGCACACACAAGTGATACACTCTTTCCCGGTTCTATTACGGGAATATACATTTTCGGCTTTTTCATAACTTCATATATTTACCTTTGTCAATTCTTTTTACTTCTCCTTTACTCATTTTCTTTAATAGGAAGTGGTCTATTCCACTTCTAACGGAACCAGGGTGGAAATCCTTTATCTTGGTGATTAATTCAATCCGACAAAATTCGGTTCCTGGTTTCATCCGCTTAAATTCGCGGTCTATTTCCGTATATACGGTTTTCTTTGGTTCATCGTCAAACATTGCAATATACAAGCTCCTTTCTTGCTCTGGTTATAGCCACAAACAATAAACATTTTTCATTATATAATGCTTCTTCCGTGTTCGCATACTTGCTGGGTATCAAACTCTTGTTCAGCAAGAAAACACGGTCTGCCTCCAGTCCTTTAGACTTGTGGATAGTGGATAATACGATACCTTCCGTATCGTCCTTATATATCTCCTTTATATTGTCTTCCAACTTCTTCATATCTCCCCAGTTCTTGTAAAGCATTTTCAATATAGTACACTTTTCAAGAAGGGTTACATAGGAAGGGTTATTTTTTGCCTGGATATCAGTAAAACCCCGTTCTTTGAGTTCCGAAATTTTCTTCTCGCACATCGTGTCCAAGTCTTCAATATGTTTTATCTTATCCACCAACGCCACAAGTGCATCACCGTAATCCTTACCTTTTATTGTCGCTTTCTTTCCCATTTCTAACAAATAGAGAAAGACAGTTGCCAAAGGTAGGTTGTTCCGGCATAGAATAAAATCCCCGTTTTCCGCTTCGTCAAACTCTCCTTTTCTTACAATACCGTCTATCGCATTAGGTGCAGCAACAATCCCGTTGTTAAAAACTTTTCGAGCTTCTTCGACTATGTTCTTGCCGCATCTGTATGTAATATCCAACGGTAATACTATGGTGTTGGGATAAGATTGCAAGGACTTGAAAACCTCTAAAGAACTCCCCTGGAAACCGTATATACATTGCCTGGAATCACCAACAACTACAAATCGACCGCTTTTCTTTATATAGCGTAAAGCAAGCTCTTTTTGTAAGGTATTCGCATCTTGTTGTTCGTCCAAGGTAACAATATCATATTTAGGGAAATCCTCACTATCAAGTAGTTGGTAAGGGAAATAAAGCATATCAGTAAAATCAATGTTAATTTCTTTTACTGAATTTATCTTCTTCATTTCCTTGTGCCAGGCATTTCTAATTTGTTCCATGTCCCCTACCATACGTTCCTGGAATTCGATATTCTTTTCAATACAGATACCCGGTATTTCCTTCTCGTAATCCGTAATAAGGTTGACCCTTATGTAGTTCCATATTATTTGAATCTCGAATAGGTATCGAATCTGCTGCTTCACGTCCATATCCTTTGTGTCCAGAATTTTCTTCCCGATAACAAAGCATTTATTCTCGTTGATTTTCGGTTTTATACGGAAATTGGAAAGCAGCACGCGCAAACCTTTAGAGTGAAAGGTGTTGACGTCTATATGGGACGGCAAACGTTCCCTCAATTCTTCCGCAATGCTTTTGTTGAATGCCATAAACAGAACCTTTTTATTAGGTGGTGTCCTTCTGCAACACTCCACTATGCAAGTTGTCTTGCTGCTGCCTGCTGTTGCTTCTATGGCAATGTTTTTCCGTGTATTTTCGTATGCGTCGAAAATGGCTAATTGTCTGTCACTCCATTTCATCTTGTAAAATAGGTTAACTGATTGATATAATCTACCAATGATTTATAGTCTTTTTCGCGCTTCATGTCCATTTTCTTTTTAACTACGCTTAGAACATCACCGAATTCTATATTATTGTAGAAAACAGTCCTGTTGTAGTCTATCTTATTCATTACCCATATGTCTACGTCCACATCCTCTATCTTTATACGATATAGAGGATTTGTTTCCGGATATTCGGAAAGGATGTCGCTTTTCATGTCCTTGTTTATCCCTGCCATTGTCTTTAAAACGCGTAATGAATCGTCGCTTATCCCTTCCATCTCTATATCAAGGTCGTGTGGTTCCACATTGAAACCATGTACATACATAGCCATACTTCCACCCACAACCATGCGTTTACACTGCAAATTGTTCTTTAATACGTTCAAAACTTTAAACAATTTGTTAACTTTCTCTTCTTTAGTAAAAACAAAATCCTCATTCATAATTCTATTATTTTATCAAGTTCGTAATTATCAAAATTCTTATAATCTGCCAGCATATCGGCTACATGGTTCCCGTATATTATAGGGTTACTCACATCCTTTTCATGTCCCCGGACTTTCATAAACCGTACGACCATCCGTCTACGCTCGCATAGTTCTTGTTTTATTTTTTCTATAATATCCTTGTTTACCGTCGGTCTTAATTCCGGGTCTGTCATACAGCTAACCGCATACTGGCTATCGCTCCATATCGTAACCTTTAGAGGCACGTCCTTTTTCATGCTCTGCACGGCATGCAATATCGCCCTTAGTTCACATCTGCTTATAGTGGTGTCGCTATACCCTTTGGAGATAAAGTATTCCTTTCCTTCTTCCTGGATATACACACCGCAACCGCCAAGACGTGACTTCCATTCACAACTGCCGTCGGTAAATATTGTTATTTCTTTTCTTTCCATTCTTTCAACTTCTTTATCAGTGCAATATCCATTGAATCGTCACGGCTTACCTGTACGTCAATACCCTTGTTGACTGCATCCGTTACTTTTATCTTTCCGTCTAATAATTCGCGTATCTGCGTGTCTATTGTGTCACTGGACAGCAAAAAATAGACGTTCATAGTCTGCGTCTGCCCCATGCGGTCTATACGCCCGGTTGCCTGCTCCAGTTCTGCCGGACGTTGCGGCAATTCAATAAACGCCATGTTGTAACAATGTTTCTGCAAACCGTCTATACCCGTAGATAATGATGCAATGTTGGCAAATAGGAAGGTCTTTTCTTTCTTCCATGTCTCAACCTTTCGCATCTTTTCTTCCGTGCTGTATTTCCCGGTCACAACCTCACTGTTATTGAACTCCTTTCCAAGCCTTTCCAGTATGTCGGTCGTGATACCGAACACTATCATTTTCTCGTCCTCGTTTGCTTCGCTCCATTCCTTCAAAAACTGGACAATGAACTTTATTTTCCCATTTATAGACAGCTTTTTCAATCCGGACAACCTTACAAGCTGCTCCGCACGTATGGCACGTTCTGCCGCCTCTATGTCAATATTAGCCAGCCATTCGATAAAATCCTTTTCTGCTTTCCTATATTCCTTTTTATTGGTTATCGGTACATTCACTGTCTGTTTGATTATAGGCGGCAATTCGTTCACCACGTCTCGCAATTCCTTCCGGAAATAACAGTAATGCTTTATTACCTTGTTCAGTTCCATCGTACACGAAGCCCCGGTACATACAAGTCCAAACCGCGTTTTCTTTGCAGCGCAATATCTGTAGAGATAATATAACGAATCCGGGAATATCTCTTTAAATCTTCCAAGAATTCGTAATATATTGATAAGCTCCTGGGGTCTGTTCATAATTGCCGTACCACTTAATCCTATGGTTTTTTCTGCATTCTCCACGATTTTTTGCACGCATTTAGAACGTATAGATTTCGGATTCTTACATAGGTGTATTTCATCGATTACCGCTAACCCCCATTTCTTGGTAAGGGAACGGCTGTAACGAAGTTTTACTTCTTTCTTACCTTCTTCCTTTGCACTACGTTTGAAAAGATAGTCATAATTTATTACCGTAACATCCGCTTTCCAGTCCGTGTTGGTCTCGTCCTTTGAATCAATCACATGTACCGTTCTGTTAGGGTTGCACAGCTTCCATTCGTTGACCCAGCTTTGTTTTACCGTTGCCGGACAAACCACAATGCAGGGGAATAGGTTAAGCAATTCTGCCAGTGCTATGGACTGTCTTGTTTTCCCTACGCCCGGACCGCAACCGTTAAGGCAATTGCCATGATTAACCATATAGGACACGCCCTCTATCTGATAATCCCTTAGATGTAGCGGCAATCCCAGGTAATCGAACATTTCTTTCAACTCCTTTTCATTTACAAGGGGCTTGATTTCCTTTAGGGGTATTTCTATCTGTCTTTCCGGTTTTTCGTTCTTGAATCCGTTACCCTCCAAGAAATATTTTAACATTTGAGATTTTTCTAAAGAAGGTTCAAAATACCACTCTTTCAAAGCCGGGTTATATTTGGCTCCGAAATCACGTTTCATTTTATTTACAAAATTGGCGTTATAATTAAAGCCAATATAAACGTAGTCCTTATCTCTATACCAATATCTCATTACCAAAAGATTTACAAAAATAAGAGGCTTATTTTCTCAAACCAGCCTCTCCCACTATGTCAAACAAACAAAAGAAACTCAATCAAACATTGAATTTTTCCTTAAATTCCTCAAACGTGAAAACGGGTATTCCGTATTGTTCCGCTTTCTTTTCCTTGATGGTTCCCAATCCTTTTTCCTTCACCACCAGGCATGTTGTTTTCTTGCTTACAGAAGAACCTATCTTATGCCCCATGTCCGTTAATTTCTTTTCCGTATCGGGCGAACGAAATCCGGTAAATACAACCGTCATTTGTCCTTCAAAGGTCTTTTCTTCCAATCCGTAATAAGTTATAGGGATATGTGCGGAATCATCATCGTTCACCCACCAATCTTCAATACCTAAAACAAATGCTAAAGCTGTATTAAATCCGACACCTTCAACTTTGTCTTCAATGTCAGCCGCCCAACTTTCATCACATTCTTTTGCAAAATCAGCTACATCTTTACAAGTATATAACTTTAATCCGTCAAGAATTTTTTGGCATGTCTTTTCGGCTATTACACCCCCAAATTTATTATAGGCTGTCAATAATTTTGCAAAGTTCGTACCTTTCTTTTTTAAGTTTTCAAACTGTCTTGACAGTACCTTTGCACCTACATTTCCTATGCCTTCAATCTTCTTAAGGTCTTCCTCTGATAATAGAAGAATGCTATCCGGTGTCTTGTAGCCAGCGTTAAACAGTTTCTTTATTGTCGGTTCTCCGAACTCTTCAAAATCTAAAGTGTTGAAAAAATATACACATTTGGCAAGCATTACACCGTCACAATTTTTGTTGAAACAAATCAAGTCCACATTGTTTCTGTCCATCTCCAAAGGTTTCCCACAAACGGGACACTTGTCGGGCAAACAACTTTTTAAAGTAGGCCAAGACACGGTAAATATATGTTTCGGTATCACATCACCAGAACGGCAAATAATGACACGTGAACCTGGCATAATAAAATTATCCTTTACATAACGGGCATTATATGCTGTACATTTGGAAACCGTAGCTCCGCACAATTCAACGGGTGTAATGTCAATTACCGGGGATAATCTACCGTCCTTGGAAATCTGCCATCTTACATTTTCTACCTCCGTTTCCTCTCTTTCCGACCAATCGGGGTTTTTATAGGCAATTGCATAACGTGGGTTGCCGTTCGGCAATCTTCCAAGCTCTTTTCTTATTTTCGCACTATCCACGTCTATAACAAGACCGTCGCATTTGTAATCATTTGTTATGCCCTTGAAAATATTGTCCATATATTCATTAAACATCTTTTCGCTATGAATAACTGATTCTACGAATGTTTCTACATAACGAACTTTTACAGATGAATTGTCATTCATAAAGGCAATCATGCTTACCTTGTCCCAGTCCTCGTTAGAATATCCATACCTTACATACTGCACATCCCTCATATTCGGAGATACAGTAGGAGAATTGACAAGACCTGCTACCGCATTTCTCGCTGACTTGTAATTTGTCCGCTTCTTTAATGTCAAGAAAGTGGAATTACGGAAAATGGCTTCTCCGAAAGTATAATATCCTTCTGTCCTTTTCACGTCCTTAAATCCGTGGTTAATCATCTGTTCAAAATGAGGGGTACAATTCTGTCCTACCTCGCCATTTCCGCGCGTCCACGCCTTCTTGTTATATTCGTCCACGCATAAGGAAATTCCATCAAATTTAGGAGTGATAATCAGTCGGTCTTCATTTTTCAGTCCACATGACTTTACCCACCTTACAATCTCGTCATAAGTTTTTACCTTTTCCAGGCTGTACATGGGGATAGGAAGGGTTTCTTTTCTTCCCGAAACCTCGTCATTAACCCCTTTCTTGAACCAATCCGCATCTGGGTTGACCTCATGCAATTGTTCTACAAGCGCGTCAAATTCCGCATCCGTTATTTCCGGTTCGCCTCTACGATAGGCGTTGTTATATTCTTTTATTTTACCCTCCAATACTTTAGGGTCTAAATTCGATTTAACCATATTATTATAATTTTGAAAGTTCTGCACGTAATTTTTCTATATTGTCACATTCATTCCTCTTAACATCTTCTTTAGAAGTTTCCGTGAGAATAACATACGCTTCTGGGAAATTATCTTTCAATTTTTTTGTTGTATTGATATTTTCAAGTGCGCATTTTGTCCGGTTTTTGATATTAGATGCTTTCCTGTCTAACTCAATCATTTTATTGACAAAAATTTTTGCTTCTATCGAATTTTTCAATTCTTCAAATTCTGTATCAGTTATAAACGAATATACAAAATAATTAACTTCAACATGGCTCACTATATTGTATATTCGTTCGCGTGTAAGACTTGACAGATAAATACAATCTCTGACTTTTACTGCATTAGGGTATTTATCCATAAATTCAATAACATCTTTTGGTAGATTTTTCTTGAAAAATTCGTCAGCAAATTTACCAAAATCTTCAAATTCTTTTTTTGACTGCTCTATGAGAGGCTTGATTATGCTTTTTGCAATCCTATCTTTTTCACTAATTGTTAATCTTTCGCTTGCCATAACTAAAACTCGTTTTTCTTGTTAGCAATAAAGTAAATGTAATCGTCACTTCCGAACTTAAAATCCTTTCTCGGTCTTCCCTGTAACCGGGCATCTATTCCGATAGGGTTCATTTCGGACAATTGGAAAGTAAGGTGCTTAACGTCTTCTGTTATATCCACCGCTCCGCGCACTTCATTAAATGGGTTGTCCCTTGTCTTTGTGGCAAAGTTTTCCACCATAAAAACCTTATAGGTTCCCAAAAAGTTTACCGTTATGAACTTGTAGCCCGTGAGAGCTACAAGTGTCCATATATTTTCTATTAATTCGTTCACTATCCAAATCTTTTAAAGTCATTCACATAAATAAGATAATCCTTCTCGTAGAACTTCCATCCGTCATACATTCTGTCAAGATAATTTTTAATCATCCTCATGCAAGCGGCTTTCATATAGTTCTTTTTCTTGTTTCTTTCAAGATAAGCGTCCAGTTCCTCATAGTTATATGTCTCATCCTCATTAAAGACTTTAGAGCCGTCAGTATCGAAATTTCTGATTTCGTTTATCTTTTCGTAAATACTGTTCTTAAGTTCTTCAAGTGATTTCATAATCTTATCTTTTTATTTGTTTGATTTATCATCTCTTAATCTCACATTGCAAAGATAAGATTATGTTATGAGATACGCAACTGCTTATGTCATTTTAACATATAATTAACATATCACCCACCGAAAAAGTCCTTAGTCATTTTATCCCTTTTAGCCTTTATAACCTCGCTAATACCGTCTTTTTCAAGACCTTTCTTGTATCGCGCCTTAAGGATAGAGGCTTTGTTTTCGTTGGACTGAGAACCGAAAGAGGCGAAAGCCACGTTTATATCTCCATCGCTTTCCGGCAATTCCTCTCTATATCCCATCTGTTTACCACATGCCTTGCAATAAGGTATGTTAATAGGTACGGTTCCCTTATCGATATATTTAAACATCGGGTTCGTCTCTATGGTTTCCTTCCCAAACTCCGTACATTCTTTGTTTTCACATTTCCAGTAAATCATTTCTCCTTGTTTTTAATTGGCAATCCTTCCAAAACTAAAGTTACACAATCCTCAAAACTCATAACTTTTGCACCGTCTTCTTTCCATCTGTTAATATCCTCGTCCTCCTCTTCTGGCGTGGGTCTGAATATCTTCCGTCATTCTTGCCTTGAAGCAAGCAACCTTTACTGCTGCGTATGGCGCTATAAAAATCTTGCTTATGTATTCTTCTTCCATACCATTGTTATTTAAAATGTCTACGTCCATATTCTGCCATCAATAAAGAATCGGCAAAGTTATCATCGTCCTTTAGGCTCCTGCTGGACCGTTTTAGGCTCACATCCGGGAAAATACGGTGTGCCGCCACGATACTCATTTTCTTGTTGTCCTTTACCGTCTTGGTACCATCATTTTTTGTTACCATCTTTATACCCTTGTGCATGTCTGACTGCCACTTTTTAGGCGGTATCTTTGTGTATGGTAATCCGGCAATTGCACAAAAAAATTCCGGTACGCACGAATTATAACCGAATGTAAACGTTCCTTTTGCCGAAGAACCGTATAATGCGTGCACATCCTCTATTACAACGTGCCGGACTTCATACCCTTCGACAAAAGCAAGAAGTCTGTTTGCTGTTTCTATCATGTCCACCACCTTAATGTCCTTAAAGATGGGTTCTGCTTTGACAAAGGTTCCATCTTCCGCAATCATTGATACAAACCCCTTTGTTCCGGGGTCAAATCCCATAAATACTTTCATGTTACACCTCCAGTCTTGATATTCCGTTTTCTTTTATTACTTTAAGTTGCTTTATCTCGTCATTAAGCTTTGGTACATGCGTAACAATCAATATTGATTGTTTCAAAAACTCCGTAGAAACTATTATATTTTCTATACCCAAAGAATCGCTGCTTTCCAACACTTCGTCCAGCAATAAAAAATCCATGCCTCCATATTGTTTTGTGGCATTAATCATGCTTTGTATTGCAATGATAAGAGCCACTTCCACACGTGCCTGTTCACCGCCCGAATAGAAGAAAAAGCTTTCCATTTCGTCACGGAAAACATAGGGTGTTATCTCCTCTTTCAATGTTCCGTTCGCATTCCGTTTGAAACCTTCAATCATCAGACGCAAATCGCTTTTCATTTTCTTTAGTACATCATTGGCAGCACTCTGAATATTCTTTATCTGTTCCATTGCCAGGTACATCTTAAAGTCTTTAAAACGGCTATCCCATTGCTGTACTTTGAAAATCTCGTTTTTCTTGTCAAGAATTTTTTTGTTGCCTTCCTCTATGTCCTTGGAAAGTTTTTCTACCGCCTTTTCCTGGTCTTTGATAGAGGGTCTTTCCGCTTTCTGCTTTTTCAACTCCTCTATATACCCAGTCTTGGAATCAATGAGAGAACGGTTTGTTTCAACCTCTGAACGCATTTTGACAATAGAGTTTTCATACCCTTTCTTCTCGCGCTCAAACCCCCTTATACGGTCTTCAATCTCCATCAGCTTGTCAACCACCTTTCCACGACGGACACGCAGTTTACGTTCTTCCTCTTCCGTTTCTTTCCTTACATCTTGGTATTGGGAGATAAGGTCTTCCAGTTCATTAATAGAGGTTTCATATTCATTTTTCTTTACCGTATTCTTGTCAATGGCTGTTTTATAAGCCTCTTTGTCAGCCTCCAGTTCTTCAAAATCCTTGTCAGCATCCATAAAAAACTTATGATTGCAGTTAGGGCACACAATGACGCCAGAAAGCAATACTTCAACCTTCTGTAATTTCTTCTCATAATCAGCTAATTTCAATGCGTAATCTTTACGCCTTTCCTCCTTGTTCGATTTGTCTTTCTTCAATCCGGCTATTTCCGTGTCTATCTCCTTATAGGTGTCCTTGTAAACATCCATATCGAAGCTTTCAAGCTCCTTGTTCACTTCTTCTTTCAGCTTTACAAGCCCTTCAATATCCTTGTCTACACCTTCGATATTCTTTTCCGCTTTGGGAATGCGTGTCTTTACAAGGTCTTCATTAAGAATTTGTAAAGAATATATTTCGGACTGAATTTCGCCTATTACACCCTTTTTCTTTTCTTCCGGGTCTTCGTTCAACACTTGCTGAATCTGTTCCTCATAAGCTTGTTTCTTGCCTTCTGCGACATTTTTCAAACATTCTTCTTTGTGCAATTCTTGTTCCAATATTCCAACCTTTTCAGAAATCACACCTTTTGTTTTGTCAATATTGGAGAAATTGACAAAGCGGCTTATTAAGGCAAGTTTTTCGGTATTGGAAGAACGAAAGAAAGACGAATAATTACCCTTTGTTACGATATAGTAGGACTTGGCGTCTTCCGGTGTAATCTCAATCCAATTAATCACGTATTTATTCGCGTCCAACACTGTAGCTACTGTTACGGGTGTCTCCGTATCATCTTTCTTTAAGGTCAAAGATACCTTGGAAGAACTTTTCAACGGAATTGTACGCTCAATTATCAGTGTTTCTTTCCGTTTTTGACAAAATATTTCAACTTTAGTATAGGCTTCTTTCGTACCTTTACGTATCAGTTTTTTGTCTTCCTTTCCTCTTAGATTAACGCCATATATCGCGTAGAACAAGCCTTGTGCGATTGTAGATTTGCCCACTCCATTTGTTAGCTGGTCTTCTTCTGTCCGGTTCTCCCCAGTCACACCCAAAGTTTCTTTTGTAAAGGTGTAGTCAAGTTCTTCAAATGACAAAAAATTTCTTAATATCAATCTTTCGGGGTACATAATTTATCTGTCAATTTATTTTTAATTTCATTAAACAAATCCTTATCCGACAACGCTTTTTTAGCGTTATCCATTCCTTGTCCTAACCGTGTCTCGCCATAGTAAAACCAAGCGCCCTTTTTAGAACAAATCCCCTCCCTTATAGACATATCTATAAGCTCCTGTACCGTATCGAATCCTACACCGTACTCTAACATTACTTGGCATACACGGAAAGGGGGTGCAATCTTATTCTTTACAACCTTTATTTGTGTCTTGTTGGCGGTTGCCACTCCATCGGTCTTTTCCGTGCCTATACGGGCAAATTCCGCTCTTTGGGTAGCGTAGAATTTAAGTGCTTCGCCTCCTGGTGTGGTTGTTGTAGGACCGAATCCCATACCCCCGATTTTCTGCCTCGTCTGATTGATACATAGGAGGATGTTTCCGTTTTTCTTACATACGTTTTTTAAGATACTTAACTGCTGTGACATAAGGCGCGCCACAAGCGCTATCTTTGCATCTCCTGCCTCACCCTGCAAAACAGCTTCCGGCACCAATCCGGCAACCGAATCAAGCACTACCAATCCGATTTCCGGCACCTCCAGCATCTCACGCACGATTTCAAGCGCCTGTTCCGCACTATCCGGCTGCGACATTATCCACTTGTCGCGGCTTAAATCAACTCCAAGCGCTTTTGCATATTCCAGGTCAAGCGCTTGCTCTGTATCTACATATCCGACCGCTTTTCCAAGCGTTTTTTGTACGGATGCACTTAGATGTAATGCCGCAGAGCTTTTGCCGCTCGAAAATCCTCCGTATATTTCGTGTATTCTTCCAAGCGCAAAACCGCCTCCCAATATTTCATCTAATGCCATGCTGCCGGAAGACACAGTGTCTACCTTTATATCGTTGCCTACTACCGCTTCCTTTCCGAAGCGCTTTTCTATTCTTCCAAATAATTCTTCCAATCCCATTATAATACCTCCTTTAAAATTTCCATTCCTTCATTATAGGAGTAATCATTTTGTTTACAAAATTCCTTGAATTTGTCTGCAATATCGGAACCTGACAAAGCTTTGATTTCTTCTGCTGTCTCCACCTCTTCCGTTTCCAGTTCTACGGACTTAACTTTCACGTCCACACCAAGTTTTCTATATTCTTCCTTGTCGATAGAGGAAATTGCATCTTTTGTGCCCACGAATTCAACACGAATAAAATCTTCCTTGTTTTTCTTCTGAAAATCTTTTACAATCTTATCCGCTTGCTTGAAAGTCGTGTTTTCCAGGTTCACGGTGACTTTTCTGTACCGTTTTCCTTTTGACGGAATAAACGCGTATGTCAAATCATCATCCAATAACCAAAACCCCTTTTTATCATCTTCCCCGAAATTGTTCTGGGTAATACTTCCCAGGTGCACGATATTCTTTCCTATTTCCTGGAAATCGTGGTAATGTCCGGAAAAGACCATACCGAAATTCTTAAACAAAGAAGGTTTTATATCACTTTCTACCTCGCTACCATCATTATTCCTGCTTCCCTGGAAAGCAATATGAGTAAACAGCACGTGTGTTTTATGGTCTTTTTCCTTTAGTACATCTTTCATTTCTTTTAACCAAATCACATTATCGAAAAACGGCATAAAATAGCATATTACACCACCTATCTCGAAAGCGTCCAAATCAGTTATCAATCTGAACCCTTTATGATACTTGAACGCATCCAGAAACGACCTGTCCGAACTATAATCGCTCTTATCGTGATTTCCTGGAATGCAATATATTTTATGACCCCTCATTGCATACATATCGAGAATAGAAGAAAAAGCATTTAAAACATCTTGTCTCTGTGATATACGGGAATCGAATATATCACCAAGCCATATATGGCTGGTTATACCGTTGTCTTCCGCTACATTCAATTCCTGCCTCTGTAATTCCATTATCTCTTCGATATTGGACGGCTTCAAATGCCAGTCTGTACTTATTATCATTTTCCCGGTCATAATGCAGTTACCTTTAATGTATTGTCAAGATTTTTCAAAACATTATCTTTCTCTACTTCCTTGTCAAAATAGAAGCTCTCCCAGACATTGGAAATTTTTAAAGCTATTCTGAACTTCTGAGTTGATTGTGAATACCCCTCGTCATTGTATCTACTGATAGAAGTAATCTTTATCCTCTTATTGTTTATCTGTACAAACATAATTACCAAATTAAATACATTCCACTTAATCCTACAAACACATCAAAATCCTTATTAAATATTCCATACCCGGCACTTACCGACACTCCGAAACCGAATCTTTTCTTTTTCTCCGGCTTCGTCCACATTGTAACGTCACCTATCTTTCCGGGCAATTGGGAAGTTATCTCCATACGGTTACTGTCCCCTATACGCTGGTTTGTCAATAAAAATTTGTTGGTTATATTGAAATTAATCTTATACTTTGCCAGGTGAGTAGCCCATACTTGCAAATCATATCCTACCGTATCGGTTTCTTCCTTGAATGTATAGAGGCTGTCCGTTTTCCTCAATTCGGAAACCTCCCTTTCCAGTCCTTCGTACTTGTATTTCCATTCAAATTCCACTGCCTCTACAAGTGCTTCCTTTTCCTTCAATCGATTGTATAATTCTTTGTTTTCTTTTTTCAATTTAGAAAAACTTTCGGAATTGTAAACCTTTGTATATCTGTTTAAAGAATCGGTATAAAATTCCACTTCATATAACAACCTTTCATTCTCCCTTGCTTTCTTGATAGATAAGAATAACAATATGAGTATTATTATCATACCCGAAATGAGGATTATTCTGTAAAGATTTTTCATAATAATAGGAATAATGGAAGGGTAAAAATTACCCTTCCTTGTGTGATTTATTTTGAAGTTCTCGCTTTCAAGTTTCTTAAGCGCGACGCAATAGAATTAGGAACGCTTGCTGATGCTTCCCTTTCTTCAACTGCCGTATCTTCCGGTTCTGGGTCTGCCGCTCCTTGTTCTTCATCTTCCGGCTCTTCGTAATCCTCAAAAGGCAGTTCGCCACCTTCCTGTGCAATGTCGTACCATTTACGGAGTTCGGCTACGGTCAACTCTTCCGGTAATTCCTTGTCTTCGTAGTTATCGGCAATGTAGGCACGGAGTTCCTTTTTGAGGTTCGTCAATGTAGGATAACCGCCTGCTTTCTTTTCCGTCTTTGTTGGCTCTTCTTTCGGTTCCTCCGTTTTCACCTTCTTTGTCTCGGGGGCTTTTTTAGGAGCTTTCTTTTCCTTGATTTCGTCCTCTTCCGGAACCAATTTGTCAAGTTCTTCGAGTTTGTTCAAGAATACGTCGTCTTGGAAAATACCGTATGATTGTTCCTCGTCGATTCTTTCCAATCCTTCCAACTGCATATCCCAGTCTTTACGTGAAAAGACATCTACATACATATCATCCAGGGTAGGCAATTCTTCCATGATACCGAACACTTCGTCTGATACACGGTTTTTAGCAAAGAAATCGTCCCAAGTCTGGCGCTTATTAGCATCCGGCATACCACAAGTAATGTCAAAATTTTTCTTTTTGTTTTCGTCCGTGGTGACATTGACAATCAACGGATAACCTTCGTCCGGGTCAGAAAAGATGTCAAGATTAATAATACCATCGTCAGAACCGCCTGCGCGCTCCATAGAAATGTTCTTCATTTTCTTCCACCAATCCGGGCGCAAATCAAGACGGTACACGTCATTTTCGGCCCATACATAAGCCACATAGTTAAGCATGGCTTTCATGCCCCATATCCATTGTTTTTGCTTGTTGCGATAACCGCTGATAGGATAGAGGAATTTTGCGCGCTCTTCCTTGTCCTGGATATCATTTGCCAGGTTATACACGTGGCTGATATAGGTCAGCACTGCATCTTCTCCATTCATCCGGTTGCTGTGGATATCAGAAGTAAAGACGTCTTTTTGTCTAATTTCCTTCTTTCCGGTGTCTTTCCCGTCCTTGTCATATACCGCACACTCAATAGGCAGTTTAACCGTCTTTCTCGGCATATAGGGTTTCCCTGTCAACGACGGCAATACGCGCAATACATATCTTCCGTCTTCGTTCAGATTAAAAAATGAGGCTCTGCCGCCTTGTCCAAAACCACCGCCCATTGTTGCGGCTGCTTTTCCTACTGTTTCATCAATTGATTCTACACTCGCTTTCTTGTACTTACTTCTGTCAAAAGCCATAACACAAAATTTTTAAAAATTAATAATCGGTTTTCACTATCTTAAAAGTATTTATTTTTCCTTCAATAAGCTCTTTTTCAAAGTCTTGCGGTACAATCTTTGGCAACAAATTGTTAAGTTTCTTGTCCTTGCTTTGTACTGCCCAAAATAGGGTGTCTAACTTGTCTCGCTTCGATTCTATCTCAATAAGATTCATCAGATTTTTCTGATACTGTTCATTGAGTAATATAGCGTCCTCCAATCCTTTTTCAGTCAGCTTAAAAGATTCTCCATCAATCGTTATTCTTCCTCCATTCGTAGCCGCTTCTCGCCTTAATTTCTTCCTCAAATTAGCTGCAAACACATCACAAAACAGTTTCTCTTCCTTCGCTTTCTTCTCATATTCAACTTTCATTAGACCGACCTTGTTAAGCAATCCAGATACCGTTACCGCCTCTCCATAGAGGTTCGAGTAATTGATTGTCGTAACATCGTCAAGTTCTATTTCTTCGTCCTTGTCCGGTGATACCAAAACAACGGTCTTGGTACCGATTTCTACCATAATTTTCATATCAAAATATCTTTACGTCAATACTGTAAACAATGAATTAACATTCGCCTGCAAAATATATTCTCCTCTGAACTTATCCCACACAATCACACCGTTAACCAACAAAATGTTCTTTTTACTACCCCTTAAAAACTCTCCGTATTCTTCAAACAACTCTGGGAAAATAGTTACATTTATAAACTCATAATTACTTTCCAATACTATAGTGGCAAATATGCCCTTCTTGCTTTTCCTCTCTATTATCTCAATCACATAACCGCCTATCACGGCACGACGGGTTTTCTTTGAATTAATGTCCCAAAATTTTATCTGCGACACATCCTGGAATTCCGTTTCGTCGTCTAATTTAGGCATATGATATTCATTCACCAAATCATAATAATCAAAAAATGCAAAACCGGACGTTCTTTTTTGCTGCAACAGCCACCACCAATTATTACGTTCTTTGCGAACTTTCATAATATTGGTAAGTAAATCCTTATCCTCCAATACTTTGACCCGTTTATTCTCACGATACATCTCAATAAGCGCCAAACGGTCTTTCGGTTCCTGGATATTCTCTAATTCGTCAAATGCGCCTGCAAATATCAAGTTCTCAATGACAGATTTATTTACCGGACTGCCTTTAATTACACATCTGTCTATAAATTCCTCCAAAGAGAAAAAAGGCCCGTTCTTCTTTTTCTCCTCCGATATATGTTCCTGTGCTCTTTCCCCACATTGTTTTACTGCGTTGAATGCCCAATACATACTGTTTGTACGATAATCGGACACAATGTTTATATCTGACTTGTTGATATCTACTGGATGTATCTTTATCTCACCGGACTGCTGTATTTCGTTTACATAATAAGGTATCTTTTCATCTTTCGCAAACGAGAATGTAGCACTCCAATACTCAATAGGATAATGTACCTTAAGCCATAGGCATATATAAGCGGTCATACCATAGCATACGGAATGAGATTTGTTGAACGAATATTTTGCAAACTCTTCCATTTGGTTCCAAAGATTTTCCGCGTATTCCTTTGTGACACCCTTAGAAGCAAAATTTTTTGCATAATTAGTAATAAACTTGTCTTTATAAAGTTTTATCTTCTTTAAATCCTTCTTCCCCAAACATTTACGCAAAAGGTCTGTTGTTTCAGAATCAAATCCGGCAAGTTTTTGGGCTAATAACATTATACTTTCTTGATAGACAAGTAGTCCAAAATCTTTCTTCACCACTTCTTCCCCACCTATAGGCATTTCTTCCGT